TGCCCAGCCGCAGAAGCCCAGCCACACGGTGCGGCCGCAGCAGGCGCGCCACCCCTCCCCTGCGGCCGGCCACGACAGGATCCGCCAGGCGAGGGCGGCGGAGCCGTCGCCGATGCGCGTGGCGGCCCGCTGAAGCCGGGTCACAGCACGCTCCCGGTGAGCATCCCGCCACCGGAGACGAGAGCGGGCAGCAGCGCTGCGGTGACCAGGCCAGTGATGCCGTTGGCTCCGCCGAGGGTGATTCCGGAGTAGGCGCCGGACAAGATCTTGATGCGGGTGGCCCGGTTGGCTTTCCGCGCGACCATGACCAGGACCGCGATCGCGGCGATGTAGATCACTGCCGCCCCTGCGGTCATGGCCCCAGCCACCGCGCGAGCAGCGGACTGCGACGGGGCGCCGGTCAGGACGCGGATGATCGTGTCTCCTCCGCTGCCGGAGCGGGCGACGATCCATCGGCTAACGGTGCCGATCAGGCCGCCGGAGCAGGTGGAGGCGAGGGACCCGACACAGAATGCGCCGATGAACGGGATCAGGTCCTTCCAGTCACGCTTGCCGCCGGTGCCCTTGTCGAGACCCTTGGCGGGCGTGCCCTTGCCGCCGCGCCACCACGGGACGAGTACGGGAAGAGCGGTGAGGACACCGAGGAGGATGCAGCCGAGGGTGACGATCACGGGGTCACTCCAGTCAGGTAGGTGAGGAGCTGGGGGGCGGCGGGGGTGCAGCAGGTGGCGATGAGCGTGGCGTAGACGAGCGCGCGGGTGGCGAGACGGCCGCACCGGTGGTCGATCCACGCGGCGAGGCCGATCAGGGCCAGGGCGAAGCCGTACTCATCACCAGCGATGTGCAGCAGGGCGAGCGGGGCCGGGGTGATGAAGGCGCCGGCCCCGGCGGCTGCGGCGTTGTAGCCGAGGCGCAGCCGGGACCAGTCGATCTGGCGGTCGGTTCCGAGATCAGCCACGGTCGGCCGCCAGGGTGATGGCGAGGGCGGTCCAGGCAAGGCCGGTGGCGAGGAGGACGTATCCGGGCCGGGCCGGGGCGCGGCGGATGGTGTACAGGCCGAGGACGGCGATCACGGCGAGCAGCGCCCAGATGATGGCGAGGATCATCGCTTGGTGCCTCCCTGCCGGGCCTCGCGGAGGTACCGCTTCGCAGTGGCCGGGCTGACCTTGAGGGTCTCGGCGACCTGCCCGGAGGTGAGCCCGGGATCAGCGGCCAGGAGCTCAGCCACCTGAGCCACGCCCTGAGCCCGCTGAGCCGACTGCGCACTCTGGTGGGCCGTGAACCCGAACGTGATGCGCTCGGGCGCAGCGGGGCGAGCCTCGGGCTCGGGCGTGGTGACGTGCGCGGATGTCAGGCTCACCGGGTCGGTTGAGCTGGTGGGCTCAACCGGGCGAGCCGGGAGCTCAACTGTGGCTGAGCCGGTGGGCTCAACGCTCAACGCGAGCGGTGCCCGGCGGGCGAGCTCGGCGCGCATGCCGATCCGCTCCAGGGTGATCTGGAAGTCGGCCTCGTCCCTCGCGAGAACGGTGCGGGCCTGCGCCTGGATCCGGACGATCTCCGCGTCGGACTCAGCACCGAGCATGCGGGCGACGTACTCGGAGTGACGGATCACCGAGTTGATCTCGGCTTCCTGCTCCGGCGTCAGGGCGGTCGGGTCGGCCATCGCGGCGAGGCCGAACGTCCACACGGTCTTGCCGACCAGGACGACGAAGGGCCCGGCGATCGCCTGGGGGATGCTGCCGGCGTCCAGGCCGTGGAGGACCAGGAGCCCGGCGACGGCAACGGCAATGAGCCAGCCGGCTGCGGGGGCGGTCCAGTGCTTCCCGGCGATGGTGATGCCGCGGTACTCGGCGTAGAGGACAGTGATCCAGCCGATGTCTCCGGCGACGGCGACGGACAGGCCGAACGGGCCGGAGTGCATCAGCTGGGTGATGGCGTAGCCGGACCAGGCGAGGGATAGGGCGGCGAGCGCTGCTGCGCCCCAGATGATGGCGGGTGGCCGCTGCCACCGCTTTCCGGCGGCGCGGCGCTGGATGAGCTTCACGGTGATCCGTTCCGGGTCAGAAGAGGACGGGTCCGGTGGTGGCTGCACGGATGTCGTCCTCGGTGGCCCCAGCGGCGAGGGCAGCGCTGACGGCGTCGGCAACAGCGTTGGCCGCTCCGGCGAGCTCAGGCGATCCGGGGCGGTACGTGCCGATGACCTGCCAGAAGAAGGTGATGGCGTCGGCTGCTTCCTGAGCTGCGGTGCTCTTACTTGCCGAATGGCTACTCTGAGACATGACCTGCCCTCCGTGGCTTCGCGGCTGAGGGTTGGTGGCCCCGGCCGGAGGGTGAGAGCTCCGGCCGGGGTCTGTTGTTGTGACGGATCGACAGTACCGAACTTCTAGCCATGCGGCCAGAAGTCGGGGAAGAATGGTGACCATGGCCGTACCCGAAGGAGGGCCAGAGTTGGTGTCACTCCGGGAGTTGGCGCGCAGGCTCGTCGAGGCGAACATCGTCGAGCGGATCAGTCATCAGCGGGTGTCGCAGCTGTCCCGCGAGGATCCCGACTTCCCGCCGGTCGTGTTCGTCGGCAGGTCGAAGGCGGTCGACTGGCGTTTGGCCGAGCCGTACTTCCGGCTTCGCAAGAGCGGGCAGGGGCGGCGGACGGATATCGAGCGCCGGCGTGCGGCGGAGGCCGGCGAGTAGCCCAGGCGCAGCAGTACGGCCCCGCCTTGGTTGATCGAGGCGGGGCCGTGGCGTGTCCGGGTGCTGCGCCCGGCGTTGGTCCTGTCGTGAACGACGACGAGGAGCCGTGCGACGGGCCGGTGTGGCTGGGGCCGGAGGTTGAGGCGGACTGGCTGTGGGTGCTGCTGCTGGAGTGTGAGGCGCAGCAGGCCGGGCGGTAGGTTGCGCAGTGGGGTGCCCGAGCTTGCCGGCCTGGGCGCCCCTCCGTGCTGTGCGGGGTCAGGGCGTGCTGGGGGTGGCGCGGGGGCTGTCGGTCTGCTGCGGGTGGCAGATGGTGTAGCCGCCGGGCAGGTGGACCCAGCGGTCGGGTCCGGGGCCACCAAAGCCGGGGTCGGCGCGGTTCTCGACGTCGCGGCCGCAGTGGGCGCACCGGTGGGAGAGCTCGGCGCGGAGCCGCTCCACCTCGGCCTCGGCAAGCTCGGCGCGGATGCGGGCCTGGTCGAGCTCGGGTCCGACCACCGCCAGCACCGCGTCGGTGTCCTGGCGGATCGACTTGCGGTCTACCTCGTCGGGGGTGCGGCCGGTGTCGGCGAACCAGGATGCGGTGAGGGCGTCGGTGATGCGATCGCGCAGGTCGTCGGTCACGGTGGGCTCCTCGGGTAGGTGCAGGGTCACGGGGCGGCCTTCAGGCAGGCCGGGCATGTCACCGGGGTCTCGGGCGGCAGCGGCTCATCGAGCAGGCGCCCGGCGCGGCTGTACTCGTTGAGGTGTACGAACTCGCCGCAGTGCGTGCGGCGGCTCGTCTCGGTGGTGGTCACGGCGTGGACGCGGGTGCTGCGGCGGAAGCGGACGCGGGCGAGCGTGCTGAGGTCGATCACTGCCCCACCCCCGCGGCCTGCTGCTGGGCGCGGATGATCCGCTCCGAGTGCCAGTTCACGATCTGCCCGGACGGGGACTTGCAGCGGCGGCCGGCGGGGGCAGGGCAGCGGGGGCAGTCGACGGTGCCGGGTTCGACGCGGGCGGCGAGCTGCTTGCGGAGCTGGTCCCGCTCGGTCTCGGCAGCCAGTGCTCGGTGAACAGCCGCGCTGGTCTGGCCGTTGTTGTGGCGGGCGAGGTTGTGGCGTTGCACTGCCCGGCGGCGGGCGGACTGCCAGGCGGCCCGGTAGCGGTCCCGCTCGGCGATGAGGTCGGTGAGGGCGGGCATGACGTCGGGCCAGTCAGTGACCTCGGCGCGGCCGTGCCCGGCGGCGGTAAGGGCGTCCCGCACCTCGTCCAGCGCGGCGGTGCGGTAGCTGGCCGCGCGGGCCTGGCGGAGGAGCTGGCCGGCCAGGCGCTGTTCGTCGGGGTTGAGGTGGCCGTTGGCGGCGCGGTCGAGGAGCGCGCGGACCTGGGCGGCGGGCGGCGTCGGCACGGCGGCGGTCACTCGGCCACCTCGAGGACGTAGCTGATGACGATGTCGTCGTCGTCCGGCCGGACGCGCAGGGTGTCGTCGGCGAGCGCGACGGTCTCGGGGATGCCGTGGTCCTGCCGGTACGACGCCGAGGCGGCGGCGAGCGCGGCCAGGAACTCGCCGAGCGGAGCTCCGTACTCGTTGATGGTGGGCACGATCCATTCCTTGCGGCGGGAGACGATCTGACGGCTGGTGTAGGTGGCCACGGCGGTCCTTCCGGTGCGGTCGGGGTGGGGGGCGTGCCCGGGGCGGGATTCGAACCCGCACTTGGTCCGCTTTTAAGGCGGTGGCCTCTGCCGTTGGGCTACTCGGGCTGGGGTGGTGGCCCGGCGTGCGGGCCACCACGGGACGTCAGGCGTCGTGCGGTTCGGCGGTCTCCGCGGCGCAGTCGGGGCAGAGGTCCTTCCGGCTCGTGATCCGCCAGTCCTTCCGCCGGGCCTCCAAGCGGGCGTCCTTGATCGTCGGAGCGTCCGGGATCGTGTCGGTGTCCAGGAAGACCAGGCATCCGTCACAGCGCAGGAAGACGGCGGGGATGGCGGTCATGGTCAGGGCCTTTCGTGGTCGGGTGTGCGGGCGGGGAGGGCGTCAGAGGTTCTTGGAGGCGATCGAGTCGAGGCACTCGGGGCACATCGGCGGCCAGGGCCTCCAGCCGGGTGTGCCGGCCGGGGCTGTCTCGTCGCAGCGCTCGCAGGTCAGGTCCGGGCCGGGCATGGTCAGTTCCCTTCGGTGAGGTGTGCGGCAGCGGCGTGGGCGCTGGCCTGCGCCTGGGCGAGTTCCTCGGTTCGGTCGGCGCCGTACGCGCCGGGGCAGCTGGTGCACCACCAGGCCCACGGAAACTTGCGCTTGAAGGCGGCGAGGCGGGCGGTGTCGCGGACGCTGGGCCGGGAGCGTTCGACCCGGACGGGTGAGACGGTGGCGGTCATGGTCAGGGCCTTTCGTAGGCGTCGCGGGCGTAGATCTCTTCGAGGTGGGCTTCGCAGTCGTTGGTGCCGAGTTCGGCGGGTGTGAGCGCGCAGGCCCAGCAGGCGCAGGCGGGCCGTGGCGGGGCCGTGTGGCGGCCGAACCAGGGGTGGAGGTCGCCCGGACCGTTCGTGGCGGTGTTCGGCTTCTGACGGGCGTCCAGGGCTGCGATCTGACCGTCCCTGCGCTCCCGGGCTCGGCGTACCTTCCGCCGCGTGTGCCACCGATCCGCCAGCCACCCGGCCGCGATCAGGCCGGCGCCGACGAGGGCGGTGACGGCGAGCTGCCCACCGCCGCTCACTGGGTCACCGCCTCGTCGGCCATGCGGCGCAGTTCCTCCGCAATGGCGAGGGCGGCCTGGTCCCAGACCTCGTCACGCTCAGAGCGGGCGGGAGTAACGCCGCTGACGAACGCCTGGACTACGGCGTCGGCGGCCTCGCGGAGCACCTTGGCGCGGTGCGCGTCCATCGCGTCCCGGAAGCGCTGCGTGCCCAGGAACGCGCGGACCGCGCCCCGGTCCAGCTTCGACGCCAGCACCTCGATGGCCTCGGCCGTGAAGGCGTGCTGCTTGCCGCGGGTGGAGCGGTACTCGCCGGCCTTCTTCAGCAGCCACGCGATGGTCTCGGTCTTGGCCTCGGCGAGGGTCTCGGCGCGGACCCGGTCGCGGTAGTTGTCGAGCGCGGCAGTGATGACGGTGTCCGGGTAGGTGCGGGTGCCGTCGGTCTTGCGGATGGCGCGCAGTGCGCTGGTGAGCGACTCGCGGGCGGTGGTGGTGTTGGGCATCGGGTCCTCCAGGGCGTGGGGCTGGGATCGACCGGTCGCGGGCGGCGGTGGGTGGCTGGTCGTTCGCTGGGCGTGTGGTTCAGCAGGCGGGTCAGAACGGTCGGAGCGTGCTGTTCGACAGGGCGTAGGCGTGGCCGTAGGCGGGGTCGAGGGCGGGGCCGGCGGCGCCGTGGTGGTATTCGGCGATGGCCCGGAGGAGGGCGGTGCTGGCCTCGAAGAGCGCCATGGCCTGCTGCTTGAGGTAGAGGGCCTGGTCGTCGGGGAGGCTGCCGGCGGTGACGTGGGCGCGGAGTTCGCTGTCGAGGTTGTCGATGGCGTCGTACCAGTTGTTGATCATGTCGAGGTATTCGCAGACCAGGGTGTGGACGGCGGCAGAGGCGGGGGTCTTGCCGTCGCGGAAGGCGTTGATCTGGTGGTCGTGGAGGCTGCGGGCGGTGAGGCAGTCGAAGGAGTCGGGGATGCCTGCGGTGGCGTGCTGGTAGGTGGTGATGGCTGGGTGCTGGGTGGTCATGGGCGGTGTCCGTTCGGGTGGTTGGTGGGTCAGGCGGTGCGGGCGGTGGTGCAGTCGCGGTGGGCGGTGCGGCCGGGGCGGGGCAGCATCGGGCGGTGGCAGACGGTGCAGCGGATGAAGTCGGCGGGTAGCTGGGTGGCGGGTTCGGCGCGCGGAGCGGCGCCGGTGTCCTCGTGGGGGGTCTCGTCCGGGGCGTGGCCGCCGGGGACCTGAGGTTGTGTGACTACCTCAGCCACCTCATGGGAGTACTCATGGGAGATACATGGGTTGTTTGGGTCGCGGTGACCCGAACTCAATGGGTCGCGGTGACCCGAACTCCAATGGGTCGCGGTGACCCGAACTTCGGTTTCGTCGGGGGCCTCAAAGTTTGGGTCGCGGTGACCCGAGGTTGGCTCCGGGGAGTTTGGGTCGCGGTGACCCGAACTTTCGGCGGTGTCGTCCTGCTGCCATACCGTGCGGGCAGTGCCTGACTTCCGCGGGTTCGCTCTCAGGTAGGAGGCGGCTGCCTCCCAGTCGGGCCACGGCGTGACGATCAGCCGGTACACGGTGATCGATCCGCGCTTGCGCTCCCCGACGACCTGGACGACTCCGGCGACGATTGCGGCGTCCAGGAAGCGGCGTGCGTCTTTCTCGGCGCAGCACGCGGCGGCGGCTATCTGCCGGACGCGGATTGGTTTGCCGTCGCCGGCGAACCGCAGCTCCCCTGCAGCGTTGGCGAGTTGCCGCAGGGCGTAGAGCAGGATGGGCAGGCCGGTGCGCTTGATGGCCGTGGGCAGGGCAGGTGCCCACTTGAAGGCGAGCGCCTGGCCGAAGGCGTGGGCGACGCTTCCGGTGCGCTGGTCCTGCTCGGTGCTCACGGGCTCTTCTTTCGGGTCGCGTGCGGGGGTTGCGGCCCGGGGCGGGGGATGTGGTGGTCGACCCCGCCCCGGGGCGTCACAGGGGCCCTGGGGGCGGTTAGCGGGTGACGCGCTGCTCGGCGTCGAGGTGCGCCCGGAGTTCGGCCTCGGACGGGTAGGTCACGAACGCGTCGTCGAGGACGGCTTCGGCGGACTGCGGGCCGGGCCCGACCTCGTCCAACGTGCCGTTGATCTTCCGGCGGCGGTACATGGCCCGCTTGGCCTCGAGCAGGGCTGCGGCCTCGGCGTCGTCGCGGGCAACTTCGGCCTGCCCGATGCGGAGCTTGACCTGCGGGTCCTTGTCCTCGCCGTCGGCGTGCCCGGTGTAGCTGGTGGAGCGGAGCTCGACGATGGCGACGACGACGGTGCCGGGGGCCTCGAACAGGCCGCGGCGCTGTTCGGCGGACAGGGCGTCCTCGAGCCAGCCGGGGCTGGAGTCGATGCGGACCTGCGGGACCTGGTTCTTGTGGAGCTTGGGCATCAGGCTGCCTTTCTGTTCTGTGGGTTGAGGGGGCAGGTGGCTTGGTGGGTGCGGGCCACGGTGTTCACGAAGGCCTTCACGGCGTCGCCGGTGGCGCTGTCAGACCAGCCGCATCGGCACGTGAAGTCCGCGGTTGGTGGCCGGTTCCAGTGGCCGTGTTCGGGCGACCAGGGGCGGGTGTGGTGGCCGAGGTCGATGCGGAGTCCGAACGGCGGGGAGCGGGGTGGCTCGGCGGCGGTCACGCGGCGGCCCGCGCGGCGCGGTAGGCGTCGATGACGCGGCGGGCGGGGGTGCCGACCGCGCCGACCTCGACGCCGTTCTCCCGGGCCCAGGCGCGGATCGCGGCGCATTCCTCGGTCGTGGGCCGGTCGCTGGTGGTGCCCGCGGTGGCCGGGGCGCTGCTGCCCTTCGCGGTGCGCAGCGCGGCCTTGGCGTCGGCCAGCTGCTGCTCGGCGCGGCGGACGAGTTCCTCGGCCCCGGTGACCGCGGCTTCCTTGCGCTGGGCCTGTTGGAGGTCGGCGAGCGCGGCGCGGGCCTGGTCGGCCAGGCGCTGCACGCGCGGGCTGCCGTGGCCCATGCCCCAGGCGATGAGCGCCTCGGCGGTGGACGGCGCGGCGGTCTTGGCCGGCGGCGGCAGTTCCGGGCCGGTGGCGCGAATGGTGTACCGGTCGGCGACGAACGGGACGCCGGTGGCGGTGACGGCGGCGCCGATCTGGTCCTGGGTCAGGCCGGTGGCCTGGGTGATGGCGGCGACGGTCTCGCCGTGCTTGTACATGGAGACGGCGACAGCGGTCTGGGTGTCCACCTGCTCCTCCTTCCTGGGGGTGCGGTTGAGGCGGGGTGCGGGGAGCCGGCGGACCTCGGGGAATTCCCCGTCCTGGATGGCGCGGAGGGCGGCGATCGTCATGCGGCGGCCCTCGCCTTCGGGGTCGGAACCTGGCACCGGGAGTACGCGGTCTGAATGCGGGACCATGTGGTGCCGAGCCGCGCGGCGATCTCCTGCGGGTCCAGGCCCTGTGCGTGGAGTTCCTCGGAGTCCTCGACCAGGACGCGCTCGCGCGGGCCGCCCTTCACTGCGGGCTTGTGGATCGGGGTCCACTGCTGGCGGGCGTTCTGCCGGACGGTTCCGGTGATGATCTGGCGCGGTGCCGGTCGGCCTTCCTCGTCCCAGGTGACGTAGCCGAGGAGGTCAGCCAGCTTCAGGCTGGGGTCGACCATGGCGGCGAGGACCACGATCAGGGCCTCGCGCTCGTTGTCGTCGAGCTGGGTGAGGACGTGCGCGATGTCCGGCTGGCCGCCGTCGCCGTGGGCGATGCAGGCGAGCTGGCAGGCGACAGGAACCATACGCTCGGCCATGTCTCCGCGCTCGCGGGCCGTGAGCATCGTCATGCCGCGGCCTCCAGGTCGAGGACGACTAGCTGCTGCTGCGCCTCGGGCTCGGGCTTGGGGCGGGTGGTCTGGACGCGGCCGCCCTTGTACAGGCGGGCCCGCTCAATCGCGGTCAGGCCGCCGTAGATCCCGAAGCGGTGCTTGTCGGTCGCGTTGCCTTCGGTGGTCATGGCCTCTGCCAGGCACGCCTCGCGGACCGGGCAGGAGTTACGGCAGATGTAGGTGGCGAAGTCGGCGTCGGCCGCGCCGGCGGCGGTGGAGCGGTCGGCCCACCACCACGACCTGTCGACGGACGGGTCCTCGCACGCCGGCCGGTTGCCGGTCATCGGGCCAGCCTCCAGATACGGATCACGGCGCCCGGGGCGTCCAGGGCGTCGAGGCCTTCACCGGGGTGGACCTTGCGGGCGGTGACCTCGACGATCCGGGAGTCATCCGCGATGGCCCCGGCCGTGGTGAGGGCGTCGAGGGTGGAGCGGAGGAGCTTGTCGATGTCGCCGCTGTCCCGGGTGGTGGGCCAGGTGATGCGGGTCTTGGGTGCTGAGGCGGGCTTACGGACGGTGAAGACGACCTCGACCGACAGCGGACCGTCCATCAGACCGACCGGCCCGGCCGGGGACCCGCCGTGGGTGATGACGTGCTGGGCGGTCATGGCGGCCCGGGTGGCCTCTACGACCGCCGTGCGCCATGGGGTGACGCGCTTGGACTGCTCGATGAGCCGGCCGTGGCCGACGTGCCGCTTGCTGCCCTGCGGGGCGGGCCGGTGGTTGCGGACGACGACCTCGAGGTCGGGCGGGGTGGTGCCCGCCCCGGCGGCGGGCGCAGTGGCCTGCGCCGCCGGGGCAGGGATCTGGGTGGCGGTCACGCCCGGGCCTCCGACAGGGTCGCGGCCGTCTTGCGCTGGTCGGCGATGTTCGCGACGACGACGATGACCGCGTCCCGCCAGTCCTCCGGCGTGATGCCGTCGAGACCGATCGGCATATCCATGGCCTCGGTCTGGGCCTGCAGCAGCTCCAGGCGCTCGTGGAGGTCGGCGAGTTGCCGCTGGAGTTCGCTGTCCTCGCGGTGAACGGTGCGCTCGGCGGCAGTGGTGTTGCGCAGCGCCTTCTCCGCGCGGATCGCGTCGTCGCGGAGGTCGGTGACCTGCTCGGCGAGGCGGGCGTTGGCGGCGAGGAGTTCGTTGATCAGTCGGTGGTTTTCCGCGAGTTCCGCCTGGCGCTGTTCGTGTTGGTGGTTGGTGATGATGCGCATGGTCAGTTCCTCCGTCCGGTGGGCTGGGGGCAGCAGGTGGGGTCGTCGCATCGGTGGGTGATGGCGGCGAGGCAGAGGCCGATGAGGATGGCGACGGCGAAGATTGAGGCGAGGGCCATCAGAACGGGGCTTCCTCGGACCAGGCAGGCTCGGTCCAGCCGAGCCAGCGGCGGGCGATCCAGGCGGGGACGGCGGCGAGGAACCAGGCGCGCTCAGGGCGCCAGCAGCCGCACACGACCTCGTCCGGCTCCTCGTCGTACGGGGTGCCGGTCTGGTAGCCGCCGGCGCCGTTGCACACGCAGCAGTTGGGCTGCGGGGTGTCGGTGAGCTCCAGCGCGGGGCGCGGCCACGTGGTGTAGCGGAAGCGGAGACGCATCACTCGTCTCCGTCCTCGTAGTTGGCGGAGATCTCGATCTGGGTGACGACGTAGCTGGTGGGCTGGTCGTCGTCGCCGTGGTCGGTGACCCACAGGCGCCACACCTCGTCATCGCTGCCGGCCTCCGGGTACCAGGCGAGGAGCATCACGTCGTCCTGGTCGTGGTGCTGCCGGTAGTGGGCGTCGCCATGGCTGGTGGCGTCGGTGATGGTGCGGTAGGTGCCGAGGGGGATGTCGTCGTCGTACGACGCCCGGAACGCGACGGCGGGCGCCTTCTCCAGCTCGGCGATGCGGGCCTGCGCGGCCTCCAGCTCGGTGAGGAGGTTGCTGGCGGTGAGGGCGAACCCACTCAGTCCGGCATCCAGCCGGTCGACCTCGGCCAGCAGCGCGGCGGCGTGCGCGGCGGACTTCTCGATCCAGCGGGCCACCGGGTTGTTGACACCCGCGATGCTGTCCGGGTCGTAGCTGGTGCGGCCGACGGCGAGCTCGTTGCCCCGGCGCATCGTGGCGTACTCCTCGTCCGGGCGCTGGTCGCGGAACTGGAGGTCGCCGTACACCGGGTAGTCGGTCACCGGGTCGGTCAGCTCGTCGCCGTTCTGGTCGGCGGGCTTCGCGGCGCGGAGGATGTACTGGCGGCCGGAGTGGTCGGTGACCAGCTGCGGGCCTCCGGCGTGGCGGACGCCGATCCAGCGCCACGGCGGGGCGGGTACGGCGGCCAGGTCGGCGCGGATGCCGGCGAGCTGCTGCTCGGACAGGTGGTCAGGCATGGTTCCCCCCGGTGGTGGTTGTGGTGGTGTGGCCGCTGGCGCCGTGGCGGAGCAGGCCGAGGTCGTAGGCGATCGCGACCGCGTGCGCCCGGTCGGAGGCGCCGAGCCGCTGGTAGAGGCGCCGGACATGCGTCTTGACGGAGGACTCGGCGATGTACAGCTGCTTGCCGATGGCCTTGTCCGGCAGGCCGCGGGCGATCCCGGCGAGGATCTGCATCTGCCGGTACGTCACCGGCAGGCCGCTCACTGGGCACCTGCCACGGGGCGCAGCGGCCACGAGCCGTCGATCACCGCGTTCGGGTCGTACTTCTCGCCCGCCCTGTCACTGCGCAGCCACTCCTGGAACGAGGCCGCCTGCCCGGCGGCCCACACCACCTGACGGCGGTGCAGCTCGTCGACGTCGATCCCGGCGATATCGTCGAACCGGTCATACGGGCCCCGCCGGTTCCGCAGCGCCTGCACCCACTCCGGGCGCTCCTCACGGCGGCGGTGCGCGATCGCGCCCATCACCCACGCGGCCTGCGCGCTCTTGAGCGCGTCGTACTCAGCGCCGTGGGCCTGGTCCTCATCCCACCGCAGGCGGTACGTCTCGGCAGTGGTCCGCATCTGGTACGGGCCCTGCGTCTCGGACACGCGGCGCCGGTACGGTGCGACGTGCTTGTCCAGGACCATCGTGTCGATGACGCGGTTCAGCGGGCGGCCGCACACCTCTTCCAGGCCGGCGCCGCAGTGCCTGCGGGTCTCGCGGTCGAGGAGGTTCAGGTCGTAGCTGCCGAGGTTGTGTCCGACGAGCGGCACCTCTGCGGCGACGACCTCGGCCACGGCCTGGGCGATCTCGTGTACGCCCTGCTTGGCGTCGATTCCGTGTGCGGCGGCGTACTCGTCGGTGATGCCGTGGACGGCGATCGCTCCGGGCTCCATGGGGATGCCGGGGTTGAGGAGCCAGGTGCGGGTGTTGGTGGGCTGGTCGCCGCCGACGAGGATGAGGGCGCAGGTGACGATCCGCGCGGTCTCGGGGTCTTTGTCGCTGCTCTCGAAGTCGAGGGCGGCCATGCGCTGAAGGTGCCACGGGCGCGTCACTGGGCACCCCCGCCAAACCGCTCCTGGCCGATCCGGTACAGGAACGCGCCGAGCTGCTCGGACTCGCCGACCTCGTTGGTGATGGCGGCGTTGTAGAACCCAGCCTGCTTGATCTCGTAGTTGATCTGGGCCAGGCGCTGGCGGGAGGTGTTCGAGTTGAGGATCTCGTCGAGGTAGTCAGCGGGCTGACGCTGCGGGGCCTCGCCGCGCTCAACGTTGCTGGAGTCCGGGTCCGCGTCGCCGGTCGGCACCAGGCCGCCGAGGAACAGCAGCGACCGCAGAGCCGTAGACAGCGCCTTCGCGGTGCCCTTGTCTGCCGAGTCCATCGACTCACCCACCGACTGCACTTCGATGAAGTCGCCGACCGGGCCGATGATCCGGTAGGTGACGGTGACGGTGCACTCGCGGGAGTTCTTACCGGTGCTGGTCTTGACGTCCCGGTAGGCGGCGTCGGTCTTGACGGGGAGAACCAGGACGCCGTGGAGTCGGCAGGCGGGGCCGAAGGCGTTGAGGGCGGCGTCCACGCCACGGAACTGGTAGCTGCCGGTCTGACCGGGCTTGCCGTACCAGCCGCCCTTGGCGACGCCTCGGACGGTGCCCATGACGCGGGACCAGGCGATGTGAACGGGGACCTGCTCGGGTCCGTCCGGGCCGGGCTCGGGGATGCCGGGGTCGGTCAGCGGCGCCGCAGTGGACTCCTCGGCCGCCCGCTCAGCGGCCATCACGTCGAGGAGTTCGTCGGTCTTCAGCGCGCGGCCAGCAGCTGCTGCAGCGCGCTCCTTCAAGGTGGTCATCCGAGGTACTCCTTGCGGACGTTCTGCGGGATGTTGATGCGGCGCTGGGGTCGGTCCTCCACGCAGTCCGCGTACGCCTCCGGCCACAGCTCGGCCAGGCGCTTGATGTCGCAGTGCTCCCGGGACCCGGGGTCGTACGAGTACGCGGGGCGGTCGCCCATGACGGCCATCTCCGCCTTGCCGAGGTGGTGCAGGAGGCGGGCCTTCGCGGCGTTCTTCCGCTTCTTCGCCTCGGTCTCGGCGGCCGCAGCCTGCACGTACTCGGCGAGGTCGTCCTGGGCGTCGAAGTCCCGGTCGATGCGGACGACACCCTCACGGTCGGGGTGGAGCCGGTTGTAAAGGTCGATCAGCGGGTCCGGCTCCTCCGACCCGGTCAGCGCCGGCGGACGGCCGGAGACGATCCGCTCCCACAGCGCAGCACCAGCCGTACGCAGGTCCGCGATGACGTCCTGGTGGTCGACGACCCGGATGACGTACTGCCGGTAGTCGTTGCCACCGATCAGCACCGCGACGTGCATGTGGTCGTAGCCGCACACGTCGGCCTGCCACAGCGTCTGCGCGAGGACATCGTCAGGGGTGCCCTTGCGCCACTGGCCGGCCTTCATCTTGTCCCGGCACTTGATCTCCAAGGCACAGCGTTCGTGCTCGGTGGCGAGCGGGCATTCGAGGACGCGTCGGTCGAGGGTGCACATCTGCCACGGCCGGTCCGTGTTGGCGACCAGGCCGACGCGGCGCACGACGCCCCGGTTACGGCGGGCCCACTCGCGGGCGACGGTGTCCTCGTTGGCGCGGCCCCACAGGGCGGGCTCGGAGTCGTCGCTCTCCAGGGGGAGTTCGCCGCGCTTGTCGTAGTAGACGGTCTGGGCGGTGCCGTATCGGGACAGGCCGAGGATCGCGGCGATGTCGCTGGAGCCGAGGCCCTGTCGGCGGGCTCGGAGCCAGGTGTCTCGGTCGGCGTCGGCGGGGACGATGAGTCGGGCGGTGGGGGTGACCCGCCGCCCGGCCGGGACGGTGGTCCCGGCCGGGGTGGTGATGGTCATGCGGCAGTACCTCGCTGGCAGTTCCGGGCGCGGGCGGTGAAGGTCCGGCCAGCGGCGGTGGTGAGTTCCCCGGCGAGCTGCCAGGCGTCGTTCTCGTTGAGGTCCGCGGTCACCGGCTCGGACGGCAGCGCGGCGGCGAGGTCCTCGCGGATGCTGTCGGCCTGGGCGCTGGCGTGGTCGGCGATCCAGTCGGGGATGTCGCGGTGGGCGGCCTGGTCCGCTGCGGTGTTGGCCTGGGCGAGGTCGATCAGGAGCTGGCCGATGGTGGAGGGGTCGTCCTCGTACGCGGTGGCGACGAGGTCGAGGACCTGGTCGATGGCGGTGGTGAGGTCGACGGTGACGGCCATGCCGTAGGCGTCGATGCGGGCGCTGATCATCGGTTGCCTTCCTTGTCCCTGCAGGGCCGGGCGCAGGCGTAGCGGCCGTCCAGCAGGCGGATCAGGAGCCGCTCAGCAGCGGGGGCGCCGCAGTGGCAGCAGCGCGCGGACTTCTGGGAGGTCACGGGGCCACCCCGGCGGGGAGGCGGATCAGGTCCGTCAGGACCGCGATCGCCGTGCGGGTGCTGCCGGTCTGGAGGAGCGCCAGCGCGAGCCGCGCGTCGTGGCCGGCCTGCACCAGGCGGACGGTCAGCACACCGGCCGACAGCTCCGGCTTCGGCTGGGTCCACAGCGGCACCACCGGCGTGGCCGGCTGCTGCTCGGCGGCCTGGATCTCCGCGATGTAGGCGGCGTGGGTGTCGTCGGACCAGTCCTCGTACGGGCCGTGCTCGTCGAGGTACCGGACCGCGATCAGGCGGGTCGCGGCCACCTGGTCGAAGGTTGGGGCGCTCATCGGTCACCGTCCTCGGCTGCCAGGCGCTCGAGGTACTCACGGCGGTCTGCGGCGTTGGCCGCGCACTGCGGGCACAGCCACTCGGTGACCCCGGAGCCGGGCTCCCAGCCGCGCCCTGCCGCCGTGCCCTCCCACTCGCCGCGCTGGCAGCCAGCTCCCGAGCAGGAGATGAAGGCGCCGAGGTTGTCGGCGGCCTGGTCGCGACGCTCCAGCTCGGTGACCCGCTTCCAGGCCACGGCCGCGCGGGACTCGTCGGCCCGCTGCGCCGCCTCGTACGCGTCCAGCCGGATCTGCTGCTCCTCCAGGTGCCGAAGCATCGTGGTGAGGGAGGCCGACTGCTGCTTGGCCAGGTCCCGCAGCCGGTCGACCTCGGCCTCGGCGTCGACCAGGCGGCGCAGCACCGGGGCGATGCGCTCGCCGATGTAGGCCGACAGGTTGAGGCAGTACCAGTCCTCGCGCTGCGAGGTGTGGTCGTGCTCGCGGCGGTCACGGACCGCCTCGGCGAAGGAGACGACCAGTCCCGGCTGGGCGGGCTTGATGTCAGGTCCGATCAGGGAGCGGACCTCGGCGATCCGTTCCGGGCTCAGCGGGTCGGTAAGGTTGGACACGTGTCCACCTCTCTGCTTTGAAGTGGTTGGTGGGCTCTGCGGCTGGTCACCCGAGGTCGAGTTCGAGGTGGCCGGCCGCGCTTCGATTCGCGCGGCGGTCAGGCGGCGGTCAGGCGCTCTTCCTGGCGTGCGGCTGCGGCTGCCGGGGCGATGACGCGGCGGATCCGTTCGATCTGCTGGGGCGTCAGGGCCGGTGCTGTCGAGGCGTCGCGGCGGATTTCGGCCACCGTGTCGGCGCCGAGGAGTGCGTGGCGTTCGGCCCGGGTCATGCCGCTTCCCGGATGAGGTCGTCGACCTGGACGCCGTAGGTGCGGGCCAGGGTGACCGCCGTTTCCAGTGATGGGCGGCGGCGGCCGTTGAGGATGCGGGAGACGACGGAACCGGAGATGCCGGCGCGCTGGGCGATGGCGTATCCGGTGGTGTCGCCGACTTTCTGTGCGACTTCGAGGAGCCGGGTGGTGCAGAAGGTGTACTGGGCAGCCATGGGTCACCTCCCTTGCGGGCTGCTTGCCAACTGACAAACAACCTAATGGGCTTACGTGTCAGCTGGCAAGCAAGGAGCGGTGTTAATTTTTCGCCTTCGAGCTACCGAACGAGTGTTCTATCGTGCTGGCAGCTGAGATGTACCTGACGTAACATGGCCTGACCATGACCTTTGTCAGCTGACAAGCAACGGACAATGTGCTAGCCGGGTGGCTAACCTGCTTGCGTGACCGCTAACAAGGCAGACGAGACACGGCTCCGGAGCTTCGCGCGATACATCGCCGACGCAGCCCGCGCCGCCGGCTACGACATCGACAGCCCCCGCGGCGGCGGCAAGACCAACCTGGCCAGAGACGCCGGGCTCAGCTTGTCCACGATCAGCCGCCTCCTCACCGCTGAACGCATGCCTGACGCCACCGCCTTCGAGCCTCTCGCCAAAGCCCTACGCGTCCCACTGCGGGAGCTACTGATCAGATCTGGCATCGTTTCGGAGGAATCCCTCACCCACGTGTCTGGAAACGCGCTACGCTCGCGCCCTATTACCCCCCGTGAGGCAGCTGAGGATCTTGGGATCAGGGACCCCGAGGACGTGGCTCTCTTCGAGAGCATGGTCAAAAGGCTCCGACGCCACCAAGCAGGGAGCCGGGACAATGCTCCCGGAGGAGAAGCAGCGGAAGCGTGACGGGGTGGACATGTTCTCTTCGGCCAAGTTCTCGATCGCTGTCGTCGGTGTCCTGGTCGGCGTGGTTGCCCTCATAGGAAGCATGTGGACCAGCACCGCGAAGCTGACGGTCGCCGGATCCACGATGGTGTGCATGTCGTTGATGGGCCTGTGGGTACGCATCCTGCTCAGGGGTATCGCCGACACCAGCTCCGAGCGTGCCGACCTCCGGCGGGAAGCCGAGGCATACGGCGCCGCTCTCGCTGTGCTGGAGATGGAACGAGAACGGGTTCGGCGTGACGCGGTCGAGAGCAGGCGGCAGGCCAGGCTTGAGCTGGAGAGCGATCGGCGGGCGATGCGCCAGGAGTTCGAAGAGCAGCGCGGGGAGCTGATCTGTCAGGCCTTCGAAGCCGGTGCGATGGCGGCCCTGACCGGCGCTTTGGACAACGTTCCGGAGCCTGTTGCGACTGTCGTTCAGCTGCCGGTCAGGGCCGCTGCTCGCGGGCTCACTGTGACGGGGACAGACTCTCGTTCCTAGCCTTGCGGGGGGTCGATGGTGACCCGGCCCGGGGTGATTCGGCCCACGCCCCGGCGCCCCTTGTGGACCCGGATCGTCACCATGTCGCGGATCACCGTGCGGCGCTGCTCGAGCACCAGACGGTCCCATGCCTGCTCGTGGTCGTCTGCGGTCACCAGGTCGTGCAGCAGCGGGTTACGGACCGACTCCCGGGCCCTGGCCTTGGCGGCCTCGATCTGCGGCAGGAGCTTGGCCTCCAGCGCCGCCAACGACTTGATGGACAGCGTCCCGTCCCCGGCCGCATCGCGGGCCTCCTGAAGGCGCGCCTCCAGCTTTTCCTGCTCGGCCACGGCCGCGGTGACCGCATCGCCGGTGTCCGGCGGAAGGAAAACCTCGGCGGCATCCGGCCGAGCCAGCCGGGCCAGCAGCCACTCCTCCACGTACGCGTCCAGCAGCTGCTCCTGGATCGCCACGCAGTACTGGCCGGGGCACGAGTACGCGAAGTACCGGTTGCGGTTCTTCGTCAGCCGCAGCGGCGTCTCGCACGTGCCGCACAGGGCTATCCCGGTCAGCAGATGCCGGACGCTGGTCGGTCGCTCGCCCTTCCACCTCGAGTCCGCCAGCAGCGCCTGGACGGTGTTCCACGTGGTGGAGTCGATCAGTGGATCCCACGTGGCGTCACCGATCTCCTGCCCCTGATGGATCCGCCGGCCGATGTAGCCAGGGTTGCGGAGCAGGTTCGAGACGGCGATCGGCGTCCAGGCGTGGCCGTGCAGAGTCTTGATGCCGCGCTCGTTCAGGTGCTTGGCGATGAAGTTCCCGGCCTTGCCCTCGGCGCGCATCTTGAAGATGTCGCGGACGATGGGGGCGTGTTCGGGGTGGGGGACCTGGTCGATGAGGTCGCCGGTGTCGGGGTCGTAGCGGCGGGTGTAGCCGTAGAGGATCCGGCCGTGGGGTTTGCCGCGTTCGGCGTTGAGGCGGACGGTGCGCAGGACGCGGTCGCGGATGCCTTCGGCTTCGTCTTCGGCCTGGAGGGCGTCTTGGGCGGTGGCTTTGCGGTCCGCGCGCTTGGACAGGTCGTAGACGGTGCCGTTGTAGCAGAGCAGGACGTTGTTCTGGGCGCAGACATTGCGGAGCCTGATGTAGATCTCGAGGTCGCGGTAGTAGCGGGAGGCCTCCCACGCGACGACGATGCGGCACTTCCCGGCGTTGATGGCTTCGACCATGGCTTCGAAGTCGTCACGGGTCTTCTTCGCATGCCGGCTCGCGGAGCGGTCGATGTCGCGGAAGGTGTCCACGATGGGCCAGCCGTGGGTCTCGCAGAGTTCGCGGCTTTCGTAGAGCTGGTCGTTGACGCTGCGTCCGCGCTTCTTGGGGTCGCGTGAGGCCCGGCCGTAGAGGATCGCCGTCATGGGTCCGGTGTAGGCGAGGTGCAGGTACTCCGGTGCGATGGGCATGGGTGAAGCGTAGCCAGAAACTGTGTCTAACAGACCTTGTCTGGCGCAAAGTTCTGTTAGGGGTGTGTGTTGCGCTAAGTGATCTGCGCTGGCAGGGGGGATGTCGCACTCAAGGGCAGGTCTGATCGGGTGTGGTGATCTCCTCGACCAGGCGCAGCATGTCGTACAGGCTTCCCCGGAGGCGTTCCACGAGGCGGATCAGGTCGGCCTTGGATGCGGCGGCAAGGTCTGCCTGGCGGGCATGGTCGAGGTCGGACTGGGCCATGGCGATCCGGCCGTTGCGGGGTGGCTGCTGTGTCTCGGCCATGCTTCCTCCAGGAAAGTTGCTGCATATCTGCGGCTGACATTTGATCATGCTGCGGTCAGCGTGACTACGTGCCGCAGTCCGACCAGCCGCCTCACGTCCTCGCCGCGCGCCGCCAGGTCGGAGACCGCATCCGGATCCTGCGCGCGGAGCGTGGCCTCTCGCAGATCCAGCTCGCTCACGCCGCTGGTATCGGCCGGGAGGCGGTGTACCGGGCCGAGCTCGGCACCCACTCGGTCGGGCTGGATAAGTTCATCCTGATGGCCGAAGCCCTCGACGTCCCGCTGTGGCGTTTCTTCCGAGACGAGTGAGCCGTCCCGGCCGCGACGGGGGACACGCGGCCGGGACGGCAGTAGGTGGGCCGCTACGAGCGGCGGGGGCGGGACCGGGCGGCGAGGCGCCGGATCTCCGGGTCGCTCCCCAGGGGCGGCGTCGGGTAGGACCGCGGCTGGCTGTGGTCGCCCGGCTTCGGCGGCCCGGGGCAGTCCACGTGCCCGGATACGACGCTGAAGCCTCCGCTCCCGCCGCCGACCTCACGCACCCACTCGCCGTACAGCCACTCCCCGCAGCCGCGCTCGCAGACCCCGTACGTCTCCTCGCTCACCGCGCCTCCTCGTCGTAGCCCTGGCAGTCGTCCTCGTGGCCGAGAGCGGCAAGAGTCGCGGCGTCGCCCTGGCCCTCGCCGTGCACGGCCAGCAGACCGCAGATGGTGCACGACACCGTGAACTTGTCTATCCCCGGCTTCCATACGGCGTCGGCCAGATGCTTGGCGCTCACCGTGCCTCCCGCTGGTGTGCGGTCTGGAACTCGCCGAGCCAGCGCTCGCCCTCGCACGCCTGGTGGGCTATCACCGGTACGTCCGGCTGCCGGGGTCGGTGAAGGACGCCGAGGACCAGGCCGTCGTCCGTGAACTGCTGGCAGTAGATGCAGGTGCCGGCCGCCCGGCCGGGCGCGCCGGTCACCGCGCGTTGCCGAGCTGCTGCGCGGGCGTGGCGCCACCGAGCATGTACGCGCGCCAGCACGCTTCATGCCGGACCGCGATCCGGCCGAGCCCCGGCCGGGCCGGGTCGATCGGGTACGCGGGCCCCCCGGCGGGCTCACCACAGTGGCACAGCCGGGCCGTGGTGCCCGGGACATCGTCAAGGATCTGCATCAGTTCCCCAGGTGGGTCGGGCAGGCGACGACAGGCCAGCCCAGGCGGCCGCCGTCACTGGAACGGGTGTATGTGTAGCCCGCCGGAAGAAGCGGACCGTTGGTACTGCCGCAGTCGATGCATGCCTGCCCGTGCAGCTGCTCGCGAGTAGGGCAGCGCTGCTCAGATGCAGCGGCGGTGTCGTTCACCGGATCCCCTTCCCTCAATGGTCACAGCGTGGGTGAGGCGGGCCCGGGCCGGGAGGGTGTGCGGCGTCCGTGTCGCAGTTCTCGGTTCACACCCCGTGTGAATCACAGTCGGCTACCGTTCCTCACAGGACGTGAAAACCTGAGGGGGAGTCAGCCATGGAACCCAACACACTGCTCGACGCCCTCCTCGACGAAGCAGGCATGTCCCACGCCGGCCTGGCCGCACGCGTCAACAAAGCCGGCGCGGCAGCCGGAAAAGACTCCCGCTACGACCACACAGCCGTCACCCGATGGATTAAAGGACAGCGCCCCCGCGGCCGCGTACCCGACCTCATCTGTGACGTCCTCAGCGCCCGGCTGGGCCGCCCGCTCAGCCTCGACGACATCGGCATGGGCCGGCCGAGCGCAGGGCCCGCACCGACCGGGCTGACCGCGTTCGTCGACCGGGCCACCGCACTGTGGCGGTCCGACCGGCAGGAACGCCCCGATGTGCAGGCCGCGCCCGCCGTCGTGGGCACCGCCGCGGTGATGCCCGTATGGGAGTGGGAGAACCCGCCCGACGACGCCGACCTCGCCAGGTCCGGCGCTCCCCGTGTGGGAGCCTCAGACGTCGAGATGCTCCGTACGGCGCGAACCAGGTACGAGCAGATGTACCGCAGCGCCGGAGGCATCGCCACCAAGGGCCGCATCGTGCCCTTCCTGACCGACCACACCGCCCCGCTGCTCCGCGGCTCCTACACCGACGCGATAGGGCGCGACCTCTACCGGGCGGCTGGCGGCTTGGTGGCGGTCGCCGGGATCTGCGCCTATGACTCCGACGCGCAGGGGCTCGCCCAGCGGTACTTCCATCACGCGCTGCGCCTGGCGAAGGCGTCCGGGGACCGGGCGTTCGGCGGGTACGTGGTCGCGCTGCTCGTCAACCAGGCGCTGTTCCTCGGCGACTTCCGGCAGGCCGTGGCGTTCGCCGAGGCCGGCGTACGGTCCGCCGGGGCGCACGCCAGTCCGGCGCTGTCCACCGACCTGCATGCGATGCAGGCCAAGGCGTACGCCCGGATGGGTGACATCACGTCGGCGCACCAGGCGATGGCGCGGGCGGAGGAGGCGGCTGCCCGTATTCGCCACGACGAGGAGCCGCCGGAGACCGGCTACGTCCAGCCCGGCCTGGTCGAGGCCCAGCTCGCGGAGGCCCTCATCAGCCTGGCGGACTGGAAGTCGGCCCGGGAGTACGCTGAGGAAGCCGTCCGGACCCAGGCACACGCCCGGGGCCGGGTACACCGGATGGCGACGCTGACCACCGTGGATCTCGGTCGAGGTGATGCCGAGCAGGCTGCGGCGTCCGCCGTCGCGGCACTCGACTTAGCAGCCGGCATGGAATCGCAGCGGCTCCGGGACCGATTCATCGCCCTGCGGTTGAAGCTGTCCAGGCACGGGTCCGCTGCCACGCGGGACGCGGTGGAGCGGATCGACGCGTCGCTGTCCGTGCCGCTGTAGACCGGCCGCCGCTGCGATACTGTCCGCCGACCTGCGAGGCCAGCGGACGGGAGAACGGCATGTCGGTGTGGAAGAACCTCGGCGAGCGCACGGTGTATGAGAACCCGTGGCTGCGGGTGAACCTCGCAGACGTCGAGCTCCCTGACGGCCGGCACCTGGACCACTACCTGATCCGGCAGCGCCCGGTCGCCCTGGCCACGGCCGTCAACGAACAAGACGAAGTGCTCCTGCTGTGGCGCCACCGGTTCATCACCGACAGCTGGGGCTGGGAGCTGGCGGCCGGAGTCGTCGAGGACGGCGAGCTCCTGGAGGAAGCGGCCGCGCGGGAGATGCTCGAGGAGACCGGGTGGCGGCCGGGACCGCTCCGGCACCTGCTCACTGTGGAACCGTCGAATGGTCTGGCGGATGCGATGCACCATGTGTACTGGACGGAGAGCGCCGAGCACGTTGGTGATCCGGAGGATGCGTTCGAGTCCGAGCGGCGGGAGTGGGTGGCGTTGTCGCGGGTGCCTGAGCTGGTGGCTCGGGGAGAGGTGCGGAGTGCGAACGCGGTGGCGGCGTTGCTGATGCTGCACTCTCTGCGGATCCGCTGATCCGTCACAGGTCGGCAACACCTCCCCCATATGGCGTCCACCGCTCGGTACGGTGCGGCCCTCACCGCCACACCACCCCGGGGGAACCATGCGCGTCCGCTACGCCGCCGCCATCGCTGTGCTGCTCACTGCCACCGCCTGCTCGAGCACCAGCGAGAACACCGCTGCGCCGACGGTGTCAGCCGTACCGAGTGCACCCGAGAGCAGCGCGCCGGCCACCCCGACGCCGACCCCGGAACCCAGCACCGAGACGCCGACCCCGGAACCCACAGGCGCTTCCATCAGCATCGACTGCTACGGCTCCTGGTACCCCACCTACCAGGATGCGTGGACAGACGAGCAGGACATGTGTGACGCCACGGCAACTGGCGAAATGAGCGCCCAGGAAGAGAAAGCAGTGGGCATCGCGTACGGCGACGAAGGAGACGTGGAGTCTCTCGGGACGCTGTACGGCCTGTGTGCCCAGTCGGGACCGGAGGCATGGGAAGGCATTGAAGGCGACGGGGATGCCGATCAGATCCAGGAGACCACTGGGATGCTGGCGCTCTGCCCCGACCACCCGGACCGCAAGCTGCTGAAGAAGCTGACGTCGGCTGCGGCGGCGGACACCAAGCTGGAGGCCGAGGGCCGGATCTTCTGGGACGGCGTGTACCGGGTGGGTAAGGAGATCCAGCCGGGCACGTACTACGCCGTGGATGTCGATGGCTGCTACTGGGAGCGGACCAACAGGAACGGCAACCCGATCGACAACTACTTCACCAACGGGGCGAAGCGGGTGCAGGTGACCATCCGGTCGAGTGACTACTCGTTCACCGCTGATGGGTGCGGCGAGTGGAGGCCGGTGAGCCGGTAGCAGCCTCGGGCATGACGAAGCCGCCCCCGTCCGGCCGTAGCCGGTGCGGGGGCGGTGTCATGTGCGGCGCCTGTCGACGATCGCAGGCGGCTGCTCAGGCCCGCTGGAAGGCGCCGGCTCAGGAGCAGCGCCGCGCCGGCAGACCAGGGCGTCTGGGTCCCAGGGCGGCGGCTGGAGGATGTAGCCGTCGGGGCAGGCCGGCCCCATGGGTCCGGCTGGTCCCTGCTCCCCCTGAGGACCGGCCGGGCCCGCGGGCCCAGGTTCACCCTGCGGTCCGGCTGGCCCCGCGGGGCCAGCGGCCCCGTCGACGCCGTCCGTACCCGAGGTCCCGGGCGCGCCGGTAGGACCAGCCGGACCAGTCGCACCCACCGGCCCCGGCAGACCCGACAGGCCAGCAGGACCAGACGGACCCTGCTCGCCCCGCGGCCCGGCCACCGACGCCTGCCTGCCCGACAGGTCCGGCACAGCGGCCCCCGGATCCGGTGCGGCCGGGGTATCCCCGTGCGCCTCGACCTGAGCCCGGAGCGTACGGACATCGGCGGCCAGGGTGGTGACGGCGGCGCCCCGCCGGTCGGCCTCCGCCGCCATCTCGTTCGCCCGGCGGGCCTCCGCCGAGACCCGTATCCAGATCAGCAGCGTCGCACCGGTGAGGGCCAGGAGCACGGCGACCAGGGCCATGTGGCGCCATCGGCGGGCCAGGATGAGCTGTGCGCGGGTCACGGTGTGCCTCCGAGCTGGGTGACCAGCAGTCGCAGCCGGGCCGCTTCGGCCTCGGCGGTGGCGAGCCTCGCTTCCAGCGTGGCTACCCGTGCGGACTTGGTTGCCAGTTCTTCCTGCAGTTGGTCCGTCAGCGTGTTGTACCCGTCGATGGCTCCGCCCTCCCTAGCGGTGCGGCCCTGTACCCGGGCGCCGTACACGGACGCGAGCGCGGCCAGCGGTGCGGCGGCGAGAGCTGCCAGCGCGGTGACCATCGCAGCGTCCACGTGTGGCTCCCGGGATGGTGCGGGCTATCACTGCCCCTCAGGGCTGGTGGCGGACAGCAGGGACGCGCTGGTCCGGTCGCCGACGAAGCCAGCCAGGACGCTCATCAGCATGGACCCGAGGGCGGCCACGCCGCCCGTAGCCGCGGCCACACCGGCGACCTTGACCGCGCCCCAGTCGGTGAGCGCGGCAGCCGGGGGCAGCGCGCCGATGGCGCCCTGGAGGAAGGTGCGTCCGGCACGCTCGGCCAGGTCCAGCAGGAACTTGCGCATGGGGTGACCTCCTGGTCAGTTGGTGATGGGTGTGGTCCAGGCCGCGGCCCAGGTCTTCGGACCGACGATTCCGTCGACGCCGAGGTGCTTCTCGGTCTGGAACTGGCGGGCGACCTCGGCGGAGGCGGGGCCGTAGTAGCCGTCGGCGTCGATGTTCCAGCCGCGCTTCGCCATCCGGGCCTGCCACGTGCGCACGTCGGCGCCGTGCATCAGCGGCTTCCCGGGGACGTAGCGCAGGTTCCGGCCCGGCCACTTCGGGGCGTGCAGCGTGGGCGTCCGATCGGCCTTCGTGACCGGCTGCTTCGGCTTCGGCTTGGCCGGCGGAGTGACGCCCGCCCAAGCGCGCATCGCGGCGACGTCCGCGAACCGGGCGACGTTGGTGTCCAGCGGGGTACTCGCGTACTGGTGGATGACCCAGTCGTCCACGCCCGGCTCGCCGGGGTGGCCGTTGTAGCGGGCGAGCCACAGGCCGTCGGCGACGTAGCCGGAGGTGTTCCGGTCTCGCTGGTAGGTCAGGTTGCAGTACAGCAGCGCCCGGTGGCCGGCCACTTTCTCGACGAGGTGTCGGAGCGCCTGGTCCTTCTCGGCGCAGCTGACGCCGGTCTCTTCCCAGTCCAGCGCCAGGAACTCGCCGGGCCGCAGGTCGGCCACTGCGAGGAAGTGGTCGACCTGCGCGGTCGGTGGCGAGGTGGGGCTGAGGTAGTGGTAGTGGCCCAGCACCAGCTCGTCCGCGCGTGCCCGCGCGATCTGGTCGTGGTACTTCGGGTTGGTGTACGTGGTGCCCTCGGTGGCCTTCACGACCACGAAGCCGAGGCCTGCCGTGGAGTAGTCGGCAGGCTGGTGGCTGGAGACGTCTATGCCAGGGACAGTCATGGGGGCCTTTCAGAAGGACATGCGGATGATGGCGAGGCTGTACAGCAGCGCCGTGCGGGATGCGGCCCCGGAGTCCACGCCGAGGCTGAGCTGTGTTCCTGCGGTCAGTTCGTAGGTGCCGGACACCTGGTGGGAGAGGCCGCCTGCGGTGGTGACGGTCGGCGGTGGGAGCTGGGACTGCGGGTAGAACGTGTCGCCGAGGGCGGAGCCGTCGTTGACGGTGATGTTGCGTAGCCCGGTGGTGTTGGTGTCCCATCGGACCTGGCCGTGGAGGTAGTACAGGCCGGTGCTGGGGATGGTGAACGCCGCGTCGTTCAGGGCGAGGTTCGCCATGCCGCCCAAGTTGAGGACGACCTGGCTCATGGGGACGAACTCGAAGTCCCCGACGGCGGTGGTGGTGAACGGGCCACCCGACACGATCATTGCGATCTGCGCTGCGCGGGCGGCCTGGAGGTCGGCGAGCTGCTGCGCCGCGAGGGCGTCGGCGGCCTCGGCCAGGGCCTGCACCGGGTCCGGGCCGGTGGGGTCGCCAGCAAGGGGGTAGGGCAGGGCGTACGGGACGGTAGCGCCGGGCATCAGTGGTCTCCTTTCAGGCGACGCGGACGGCGGCGAGACGCCGGTTTGTAGCGTTGAGGGCGCCGCCGGAGTCCTGTGCGGCCTGCATGTTGATGCTCTGGCCCGCGGTGAAGAACGTGAGGGCGTTGGCTGTGAGTACGGTCGTGTCCGGTGACGCGACGGTCTGGGAGCGGAGGTAGCCGATCGGGGAGGTGTCCTGTCGGATGTAGATCTGCCGGTTTCCCGTGGAGTTCGCGGCGATGCGGACCCAGGCGCTGACCCAGTACCAGCCGGGCGTGACCACGGTCAGGTCACCGGTGCCCAGGTTCACCGTCAGCCCGTTGTCGAACTCGGTCGTACTGAAGGTCAGCTGGACGGATGTGTTGTTGGCCAGGGACTGCGCGGCAGATCCGTACACGGCCGCGGCGGTGCGCTGCCCGATCGCCGCGATCTCGGCGGCGATCTGCTCGTGGGCGTCGTCGATGGCCTCGGCCAGGGCCTGGAGTTGCGCGGCGCCGGCGGCCGGGTCCGTGTACAGCGGGTAGGGCAGCGCCCAGTCGGTTGTAGAACCTGGCATCAGACGATCCTCCCGAGGATCAGCAGGGTGGCGTCCTGACGGATCACGGCCACACGATCGTTGACGGCGGCGGCGTAGGAGCTGAGCTGGTTGGCGTCCATCGTGGTGCCCCTGAAGGCGACGGTGAGCGGGCTGGTGGAGGCGACGATGCCGACGCCGACCTCGGCGCCGAGCTGCCGGACGGTGAGGAGGAGTGAGGTGTCTTCCATGTCAGAGCACCATCAGCCGCACGGCCGACAGGCGCGCGCGGTCCCACGAGTCGTTGGCCTCCTGCCGCTGGGCGAGGGTGATGAACTCCCCGCCGGAGCACACGCGGACCATGGAGGCGCTGATCCGGCAGATGTCTCCGACCGTGGCCGCCGGCTTTACCGTGGTCCAGGCTTCGGGTACGCCGTCGACGACGATGGACAGGCGGAGGAATCCGACGGCGGTGGAGGACGGTTTGTTGCCTGATGCGGTGATCAGGTAGAGGCCCGAGGTGGGGACGATCAGGCGGCTGTTCGTGACGTCGGCCATGCCGCCCTGGTCCGCGACGATCGTGTCGAGGGTGAAGCCCTGGTTGGTGCCGAGCACCTGCGTCGAGTTGGAGAGGATCTCTGCGGCCGGGCCGGAGGTCTCCCCAACGACCTGGTCATTGATGGCCGTGAGGTCCGCATCCACCGCGGTGGCGAGCGCGAGGAGCTGCGCCGGCAGATCCGCTGCGTCGCGGATGAGGGGCGGCGTGCACTGGTCGGTGGTGCAGTCAGCCTGCGGGTACGGGTAGCCGCGTCGGGTCGAGTTCACTGGGTCACCCCTGTGATGGAGGAGCGGGCGGTAATCCGCATGGTGTCGCCGGTGCCGAGCGGGTAGGTGATGGAGTCGATCACCTGGGTGGTGGTGTGGCCGCGCCACGTAGCGAGGGCGGTGTCGCCTGGTTCCAGCGTGGCATCGGGGATGGTGTCGATGGTCCACTGCTCGGCCAGCGCCGTACTCGCGTTGAGTTGCTGGACGGCGAGCTGTGCGGCCTCGGAGGCGGTGAGCGGGGTCTGCACGCTGATGATGGTGGAGACCCGGCCGAAGGCGTCGCCGAACTCGGTCGGGGAGCCGGTGGTGATGTTGCGTCGGGTGACGCGTACCGGGTCAGTGCCGTCGAGGCGTTCGCTGGAGACGGTCACCGAGTTGTAGACGCTGTTCCTCGTGCGCTGCCGGGTGACACCCGCGATGGTGCCGGGCTGGTCGGATCCCTGCCCGTCCGTGAGCGTGACGACGGGGGTGCCGAGGTCGTACGGGTAGGCGCGGACCACGAAGGATCCGTCACCGAGCGCGTACCAGCGTCCGCCGACCGCGGCAGCGAGGTCGTCCAGGGCCTGACCGCGGTCCTGGTCCCACACCAAAGTGGGGGTGATCGCCGGGTCGACGTCGTCCGTGCCGAACGTCGCGGACGGCAGGGCCTGGGTGATGAGGCGCCGGATCTCCGAGGTGATCGATGCGCCCGCGTGGGACGGCTCCGGGCTCTCGAACCGGTACCCGATGACGTCGGCTGCGAGGTCGTCGGCCTGGACGGTGACGGTCCCGTCGGGATTCTCGGACGGGGTGGCGACGCGGCCCACGAAGACGGGGAACAGCTCCGAGGATCCGTCGGGGTAGCCGATGCCCGTGTACACCCGGAGCAGTGCGATCTCAGGCGCCAGCAGGGCATCGGCGGTCTCGGGGTACAGGCCCGCGTCGACGCTGAGCCGCAGGGACCGGGTGACACGGGACGTGAGGGACGCGGTGACCTCACCCGAGTTGATCGGCAGGTCCGGCTCCACCAGCACGCCGCCGTGCCACACCTCCACCCGGGTGATCCGCTGATGCGGGTATGGCAGCGCCGCCCGATACAGGCTGGTGGCAGGGAGCACCGGGTCACACTCCGACCGCGACGCCGTAGACCGTCGCGGGGTTGTCCGCGACGGTCCCGGCCGTGATGGACGCGGGCAGGTCAGTCTGCCCGGTCACGGCGCCGGACAGGCGCGGAGCCTGCCCCGTCTCCCCGCCGGTCAGCATGCTGCTTCCGGTGAGCGTCGGCGCGGTCGCGGCAGTGACGACCAGGACCCCGATCGCGTACCTGCTGCCCGCCGTGACGGCCTGCGACGCCGCAAGGTTCCGGGTGTAGTTCGTCAGCGCCGCAGCGAACACCGCGGTGTCGCTGGCCGTCGCGCTCAGCAGGGTGAGGTTGCCAGAGCCGTCCACCGAGTACAGGCCGAACCGGACCAGGGTCGGCGTCGCACCGGCCGCAGTCGCCCCGCCAGGGATGCGGATCCCCGTGCACAGGCCGGTGCGGCGCGCAGTGAAAAACGCTAGGCGAAGCGTGCCCGACGTCATGCCGATACCGGAGTTGGAGACGCAGGACCGCGGTACGGTCTCGTGCCCGCTGGCCAGCGGGTTCAGAAAGGCTTCCAGCGCGGCGAGCCGGGATTGCGCCTCGACGAGCCGGGCGTTGAGAGGCACGTCCCAGTCCGGGGTGCCGGCGGGGATGGGCGAGATCATGGTCAGCCTCCGTAGGGTCCGTCGCCGTATCCGCCGCCGCCGTATCCGCCAGCAGGGATGGGCCTGATCGGGGCCGCCGCACCTTCGGCGACCTGGCCCCAGGTGAAGCCGGAGGCGGCGAGGTCGGCCCATGTCGGGTAGGCCTCGGCGACGGCGCACCAGTTGGTGGAGGCGGTGCCCTGTGTGGGGCCGACGGGTTGGTCCACCACGGTCAGGGGTGCGTCCCACAGGCGGTAGGGCTTGTTGAGGGTGCCGGTGAGGCGGGTCTCGTCGATGTCGCCGGGCTGGTAGTAGCGGTCGCACCAGCCGTACTCCGGCGGGAGCTGCAAGAACAAGGGGCCGCCCCAGGCCCACAGGGTGTTGAGGGCGAACGCGGATGGCAGGGTCCGGCTGACGAACCGGGCGCTGGTGGTGGCGTCCTTCCGCAGCGCGTACACATCCCCCGGGCGGCGCCGGTTCAGGACCGGGATCAGGGTGGCGTCCGCCGCCCACGTCTCCGTACCGAGGCCGTCGTAGACCAGGGCGACGGCGGGTTCGTCCTCGGTGATGCACTCGGCCAAGCTCGGGCACAGGTCCAGTTCGAGGTTCGCCCACGGCCGGGCGGGGTCCTTGAGCCAGCCGTCCGTGTCGGCCGTGATGGTGGCAGGCGTAGAGACCACCGTTGCCACGGTCGGCGCCGTCGTCGCCCGGTACATCACCGCCGTGTTCAGTGGCGCGCCGTGGTCCCACACGTACACGTCGCCCTGATCCGCCGTCGTGCCGACCACAGGCACCGCGACCGCGTTCCCGAGCCGCACCCACGTGGTGCCGCCGTCGCTGGAGCGTTCCAGCGTGACCGTGACCTGGTCGCCGGTGCCCGCGGTGGAGTCGACGTGGACGTGGACCAAGACGCCGGCCTGCCCGGTATCCGGTGTGAGAGTGATGGTGTCGGCCACGGCGGGCTTACCTCCGGATTCCCTGGGCGCGACGGCGCTGGTCGTCGGCGATCTCCTGCCGGGCCACGTGCCGGAGTTCCTGGCCGTCGAGGGTGATGTAGTTGTTGACCACGGGGGTGGGGGCCTGCTGGCCGAGGAGGCCGGTCAGCCCGGACTTTTCGGCGAGCTCCCGCGCGCGGTCCGGTTTGGTCAGCGGGATCACCACCTCGGGGCCGGCCTCGCCGACCAGGGCGTGCACTGCGCTGCGGACGATGCCGCCTTCGGCGAATGCAGCGGACGGGCGTCCGGCAGGCGCAATGTTCGCGTTGATGAGGATCTTGACGTTGTTGAGGGACTGGAGTTCCGCGCGGGCCTGCGAGATCTTCCGTTTCAGGTTGGCGATGTCGCCCTGGATGTCGACCCGCTTCGACCCGCGGGCGTTCCGCAGGCGCTGCTCGGCATCCGCCAGCTTCGCTTTGAGGTCCGCGAGGTCGCCCTTCACGGAGATGACCTTGTCGGGGGTGGCGATCAGCTGGTCCGCGAGGGCTTTCGCCTGCGCCTTGGTCAGGCCCAGCGCGTCGGCCTGGTCGATCAGCTTGCGTCGGCCCTGGTCGAGGACCGCGTTGGACTGGGTGACCGACCCGGTGGACTCCAGCACCTTCGCCGACCAGTCCTCGGTCTGCTGGGCCAGCTGTGACAGGGCGTCGTACGCCGTCCGGCTCTTCTCCGAGCCGAGGTCCAGCTCGCCGTTGCGCATGCGGAGCACAGCCCCGTTGTCCTTCAGGACCTTCGAGACGCTGTCGACTGCGGACTCGTACGCCGACTCGGCATCCAGGGCGCTGCGGGTCTCGGCGGTCAGGGCGAAAATGGACTGCCGCAGTCCGTCGGCGTCGGCTTTCTGCTGCGCCAGTTTCGTGTTGACGTAGGCGACCTGCGACGCGTAGATGCTGGAGACCGTGGATGCTTCGGTGGTGGTGTCGGAGGTGTCCTTGAGGCTCTTCAGCGCGTTGTCCAGCGCCGAGGAGAAACTGTCCGTGGCGTCGGTGGATTCCTTCGTGCGGTCCACCAGCCGCCGCTGGGCTTTGCCAGTCCATTCGTCGGCGGCCTCAGAGGCGTCGCCGCGCAGGAGGTCACCCACGGACTCGACGATGGACGCGAACTCGTCCAGCGCGGTGGCGGTGACCATCAGGCCGCCGTTCAGGCTGGCCAGGACAGGACCGGCAAGGGACGTGATCGCGGATGCCAGGTTCCCCAGCGTCGGCAGCAGGATCACCGCCGAGTGGATGATCTCTTCCAGGGCCAGGGCAGTACCTTCGGGGTCCTGCGCGAGGGCTTCCACGGTGTCGCCCAGGGCCTGGCCGAGCTCGCCGAGGATCGTGTTCAGGCTGTCCGCCAGGGGGCCAGCGGTCTGGAGTGCCGTGTTGAAGCCGCCGAGGGCGTTACGGGCGAACGCCTCAACTCCGCTGATGAGGGCTTTGAGGAACGGCTCGCTGGCGGCGAACATCTCCTGCAGGATCGGACCGAGGTCGACGGCCAGGTCCTGTACGTCGTGGAGGGCGTCGAGGAGCGGGCCCTCCAGGGGCTCGGCCGCGCCCTGCATGACGGCCTTGATGGTCTGGCCGAGGCTGGTGAACGCCGCCTCGACCGCCGGGGTGTCTTTCAGGGCGGCCACGCCGAGCCCAGCGAACGCCGTGCCCAGGCCGAGCGTCGCGGCGGTGGTCGCGCCGACCGAAGCCGCCACCGCGATCAGCGCCCCCGATGCCTGCGGTGCGGCCGCGGCAACGCCGCTGAGGCCGGACGTGACACCACCGAGCGAGCCGATCAGGCGCTGCAGCATGCCCGACGCCCGGTCGGAACCGCCCCCCACCCCGTCGCCCAGGGCATCACCCAGGGCGCGGGACGAGGACACGAACCGGCCCCGGGCGTCCCGCAGCCGGCCGTTCGCGTCCCGGGTGAACTGCTCGATCTGCGCGGTGGCCTGACTGGTGTCGACCTGGACCTGTACGTCGGGCAGCGCGGCCTGTGCTTCGCGGACGACGCGTTCCATCTCGGAGACGACCTGGCGGCCGGCGGTGGAGTCGAGGGCGGCTTGGACGTCGATGGGTGGCAGGGCGGCTTGGACGGCGCTGAGGGCCTGTTCCATGTCGCGCTGCATCTGTCGTTCGGTGCCGGAGGTGTCGGCGACGACTTCGACGAAGGCTCTGCCATCGGATGCCACGTCACCCATGGTACGGGTGTTGTTGACACTCGATCTAACAACCGCTGGAGCGGTCCTTACAGATCATCGTCGCCCGCTCCCGGCGGTACGACGCCGAGGTGGACGTCGAAGCGCATGCGGTCGGTCTTGTCGAGGTGCTGCACCGAGTGGGCGTACAGGGCGGCGCACCATCCGGCGAGGGTGGTGCGGGCGGGGTCGATCCCGGCCAGCAGCAGACGCCCCATCACCTCACCGGTGTCGTCGTCAGCCAGACCGGCCAGACGGTTGACCTCCCACCACGGGCGCGCGCCGGCCGCGCTGACGGCCTGGCGGGCGGCCCGCCTCAGGTCGTCGACGGTGGCTTTGCGGGTGGCGAGTGCGCGGGCGACCGCGACCTGGTCCTCCTCGAGCAACAGGTCCGGCAGCACGTCGGGAATGTAGCTACCCGCGACTGCCGGGAGCCACCGGTCGGCCCACAGTGCGGGGATGGTTACGTGCAGCTGGTCGGTGACCGGGAGGGTGATGGGCCGGGGCGTGATGCACGCGGCAAGCATCACTGCGCGGGCTCTGCCTCGTCCGCCTCGTCGAGCTGGTCGGCGCGACCCGTGAGGATCGCGATGCCCTTGGACAGGGCGGTGGCGTCGAGGCGGCGCAGCGCCATTTCCTTGACGAAGTGCAGCCGGTCGGCGCTGTTGACGAAGAGGTCGAGCCACAGGTCGCGGAGTACCTCGAACTGCTCGACTTCGTCGAAGACGTCGGAGTGGGAGAGGGTGACTGCGACCATCTGGTCGCCGGTGGGTACGTACATTTGCATGGTTCGGCCGGCGAGGCGGACGGTGCGGGTCACACGCTCTGAAGTTGCGTCCATGATTCCAATTATCTCCGGTAGTCCCAGCCCTCGTTCGCGGCGACTTCCCTGAGGGCCCGTGAGAGGAACGGGCGGGGGCGGGTGCCGGGGTGGTTGACCTTGGCGACGATGACCGTACGTCCGCCCATCTTGAACCGCAGGGCTTTCCTGCGGACCGGGCGGATGACGTGCGGGCCGGTGCCGTTCTCGACCATCGGCGCGTACTGCACGTCGGTGCCCCCCACAGCCGACGGACCGCGCAGCGTCAGGGTGCGCTTGACGCGGATGCTCGCGCGGAGCCGCCCGGTGTCGACCGGCGCCAACACCTTGGCCCGGTTCTGAACCTTGCGGGCGAAGTCGTCGACGGCGCGGCGGCCGCGGACTTGGAAGGTGCGGCGCAGGTCAGGCGTCGACAGCAGGAGCCTGCTCATCGTCCTCCTCCTGCTCCGGTTCGGGGTCGGGCTCCTGGTCGAGGACGACGAAAGCGCCCCGGGCAACCAGGCCCCGCACCCGAGGCGTTTCCTCGACCCATGCCTCGGCGCCCCTGGGGACGTCGTCGAACGCCCACACGGCACGCACCAGCAACCTCATGCTGCCTCCTCACTGCATTCGCAGCCGTCCACGAAAGCCACCACCTGCATCGTCCCGCCGGTACAGCCACCCTGAGGGCCGAACGGCTGCCACGGGCCCACCGACGTCCTGCCGGAGGCGATGAGGGGCTGCCAGCAGCACCAGGCCCGGCGCATCGCAGCGGCGTCCTGCTGCACTGCCAGGGCGACCTCAGTCCACTCCGTGCAGGACGGGCCGCTGTACTGGTCGCCCACAGGGGCGCAGCGGGCCACGCCCATCTCCAGCGTCACCGCCCACGTGTAGATGCCGCACGGGCCGATCTCCTCGCCCGGCTGCGGGGACTGCGGGGCGATGGAGTCGACGCGCACCCAGGCGAAACCGGAGCAGCACTTGTCCTCGGACAGGCCGATGCTGAGGAAGTCCTCGCCCACGCTGCCGGGGACGAAGCACACCTCGGCCGGGCGCACGCCGTCCGGCTCGCCGCCGAGCGCCGCTTCGAGGCAGTCCCGCAGGTCCAGCGCCACATCGGAGACGATGCCGTCCAGGCCGATCAGCCCCATGTCAGGTGGTCCTCATCCTCGGGTAGTCCAAATCCGGCGACCACACGCGCGGCCGGTGCGTCTTCCGGCTGGGGTTCACCGCGCGGATCCACAGGTCGACGTCGGCGACCCCGGTCAGGCCGGAGTCGAGGAGCTCGGTCGGGTCGGGGAGGCTGATCTCCACGCCCTGCCGCACCAGGTTGGTGATGTTCCTGGGGAGCCGGCAGTCCCCGCCCGCGCACGCTTTGGCGACTTCGCACGCCAGGACGCCGGCTGCGATGTTCCCGCCGCGCGGGACCGGGGTGCCTCGGGCGTAGGTGACGGCGAAGGTGCCCTCCGCGCCGAGGTCGGAGGTGTTGAGGTCCTGGCATTCGGGCCAGCAGTCGCCGTCGGTGCGGACAAGCCACTGTCGGTCGTCGACCCGGTACGCGGTCGGGTCGAGGACGATGCCGTCGACGGTCACCGAGGTGACCGTGGCGACCGGGCCGGGGAGCCATGCCTCGCACGCCGGGCGGCAGGAGCAGGCTCCGGCGCAGCCGCAGTTGTACCACTGGCCGTTCAGCACGTACGGGTTCAGCAGGCCGCCGCTGCTGCCGTCCGCGACCACGGGGTAGGCCATCCATCCGCCGCCGCCCGTGCAGCGTGGGCCGCACGGGCGGACCGTGATCTCACATGCCCCGAAGCGGCGGCCGGACAGGGCCCACAGGATCTCGGTGGCGGACGCGATCGCCCGGGCCTGTGTCGCGGGGTCGTAGTTGGCCCAGTCGGGGCAGCAGGAGGTGTCGGGCGTCCAGCCGCACGGGGCGGGGTCGTTGGCCACGAGACGGCTCCTCACGAGGGGTGGTGGCCGCCGGGAGAGGAACAGCCTGGGTGGTCCTCTCCCGGCGGTGTGGGGGTCAGGGAGCGGGCGGCAGTTCGACGCAGCCGCAGGACGGCGTCGGCGGGGCCAGTGTCGTCTCGAAGCTGCGCCAGTGCTCGGTCGCGCCGACCGGGGTAAGCATCGGCGTGGGTGCCGGGGTCGGGGTGCCGGAGTTGATGACGTCGTACGGGCCGACGTCCCACCCGCCACCGGCGCTCGTGGAGGCATTGAGGGTGAAGCTGGCGGGGTCGGTGGGCCAGGTCAGGTCGCCCCAGGGGGGGTTCCCGAGGAGTGGGAGCAGGTCGTACCCGTAGCGGCGCGGGCTGGTGGCGGAGCATGCCTGGTTGGGGATGTCCGACCAGATCTCCAGGCCGAACTTCGTGTCGCAGATCCCGTCACCGGTCTGCGCGAACCCGATCGAGTTGGGGGTCGCGGCATCGTCGAGGATCACCGGGTCACCGGTGATCATGCCGAACAGGTCCGGGTCGACCTGGCAGAACACGAACGTCAGGTCGTCCCGCAGGAACGACGAGCAGCCGCGGTCGTAGACACACAGGTCACCGTTGCCGTTCCGGACCTGGATCTCCTCCGGGTCCAGGTACTGCGGCGACGAGGCGACCGACACGGCGCCGGACGACACGACCGTGGAGCACTCACCCGTGACCGGGTTACCGCACTCGTCGAGACGCGTGACCCGGATGGCCTTGATGCGCACCCGGCTGGAGCAGAACGCGGGCATCAGCTGCCCTCCTTCCTGGTGCGCCTACGGGGCGCGGTGGTCTTCTTCGCGGCCGGCTCATCAGCCGGCGGGGTGGCGGAGCCGAGGAGCGACTGGTGGTAGCGCTCGGCCAGGTCCTCAGGCACGCGGAACGCGAGGCCGTCATCCGACGAGGTCTGGACCTCGTGCGGGTTGTCCGTGAGGGCGAGCAGCCGACGTGCGACGTCGGACTCATCACCGGGGCCGGGGTAGATGTAGGCGCTCACGGTGTGGCCGCCGTTTCCACCGGCACCTCGATGGCGAGGACGGTGGGGCAGCCGTAGCCGACCACGTACTCGCGCTCGGCCAGGGCGTACATCTGGTTGGTGGTCCGGTTGAACGTGAACTGCGGGTCGGGGGCGTTGACCTCCGTGGACCGGTACACGGTCACGTTCGGCGTGATGAACGCGAACACCGACCCGTCCTCAGGGGCCACGTTGGCCGGGCCCGTGATGTCGTACCCGGCGCCGAACGACCAGACCGATCCGATCGGGGTCTGAAGCCTGCCCCCGTCGGCGAAGAGCTGCCCGCCGCCGTTCGGCGACCGGATCAGCCCAGCGGCCGCAGCGGCCCCGTACGCCCGGGTGTTGACGTGGACGGTGCCCTGGTAGCCGTAGGCGTCGTAGAACGCCTCCTCCAGGGCGGCGATCCGGGCGGCGAACCCGGTGGCCGCCGAGACCACGGTGGTGGCCCCGGCCAGGGTCAGCGCGGGGGTGACGCCGACGCCGCCGCCGTTCCACAGTGCCGTCTCCACTGCGGTCTGCTCGCCGGCCATCAGCCGGGCGATCGCCCGCCGACGGTGCTCTTCCGGGCCACGGCCGATCGGCGCGCAGTTGCTCATCGCGTACACGACGAACGGCGCCGCGGTCATGTAGTCGTCGCCCTCGGCCGACACCTTGGTGTCCTGCCCGGTGGGCGGGCATTCAGCCGTGTACAGGGTCGCGGTGCCGCAGACGTCCTGCTCCCACTGAAGGCCGCCCGCGCGGCCGTGCTCGGGCAGTTCCAGCGGGCCGGTGGCCGCCGCGAACAGCCCGTACCGGACGGGGCCCGGTGCGGGTGGCGCAACCTCGAAGGCAGGTGTGATCGCTGCCATGCGTCCACCTCCTTCCTGTGAGCCCTCACCCGCCGGACGCGGGCAGGTGGGGGCAGATCACGGGGGGAGGGATCAGGCCGCGTCGTCGACGCAGCCCCAGTTCTCCTGGGCTCCAGTCGCACCCGACGGGCACAGGGCCACGGAGTACTGGCGGACGTTGTTGCAGGGGTAGATCGGCGCCCAGCCCTCCTCCGTGAACAGAGCCGTGAACAGGTTCTGCTGGAGGTTGGTGGAGTCGTACACGTTGGTCAGCGTGATGACGTCCTGGCGGGCGAGGACGACGCCGCCCGCCGGGTAGATCAGGAAGTTGACCGTGGCCGGGAGGGCCGTGATGTACGGCGCGGCCGAGCCGATCGACGGGGCCGCGACGCCCGAGTAGAAGTCCTGCCAGTCGTAGACGAACTGCGGCCGGACCCCGCGGATGGTGAACCACTGCGCGATCTGCTGGTTGGTCAGGCCCGGGTCGCCGCCGTTGCGGCGGGCGAAGTCCGCGCGGAGCACCGGCAGCAGCCAGTGCGGGAGCACGACCTCGAGGGTGTCGTTGAAGCTCATGCGGTTGCGGTAGCGGATGTCCTCCGCCGCGAGCTCCACCGCGGACAGGACCGCCGAGGTGGCCGCGTCATCGGTCGGGGTGGTGATCGCGGTCGCGGCGCCGGCCTGCGTCGCGATCGCCGCGATGATCGCCTCGTTCAGCTTGTGCGCGTGGACGACCAGGGCGCCGCGGATGCGCCGGGCGACGAGCTCCGGGTAGCCGCGCAGCTGGAGGAACGAGCCGGTGACGCAGGTCGCGGCGATGTTCAGGCGGGTGTCGGTGAACGGCGGGCAGTCGATGTCGTCGCAGTTCTTCGCCGTGGCCGCGATGACCTGCGCCTCCGTCAGGGAGGTGAAGGTGGTGGCGGCGTCCATCTGCGCGTAGGTCGGCTCCGGGGTCCAGCGGAACCCGCCGCGGGTCGCGGAGAGCTCGGGGAGCTCGATGAGTCCGTCCATGGACTCCAGCTCGCACAGGTCGTAGAGCGTCTCAGAGGGGGCACACCATCCGGCGGCGGCGGTGAGGGCGTTGTCGTCGCTTCCGGCCCGGTTGACGCCCTGGCGCCAGGCGGCGAGCGCGGATCCGCCGGCCAGGCGCCGCTCGTTGCGGGCGGCCCGGACGACGTCGGCGTCGGCGTCGACGTTGTTTACGGTGAACTCGGGACCGTAGTCGCGCTGGATGACGGCGAGGGTGTGGCGGGCGGTACTGCCCTTGACCATGCCGCCGTAGGTCTGGAGGCGGCGGTCCATGGCCTTGCCGACCTCGTCCATGGACGCGAACTGAGAGCCCTGTGCCTTGCCGGGGACGAGGTTGTGGGCGTCGGTCGGGACGAGGAGCTTGTGCGCGAAGGTGGGTCGCTGCTCCGGGACGACAGGCTGGGCGGTGGGCTTGGCGATGTCGGCGACGCGGGGCACGGCCGGGCGGCCAGCTGCAGCCGGGCGGACGACCTTGGTCGGGGCGAACTCGGCGGTGGCCTCGCGGGCGGCGGCGCGCTTGGCGGCACGCTCGTTGCGGCGGGAGAGCTCGGCGTTCGCGGCGTCACGGCGGGCCAGCGCGGCAGCGTAGACGGCCTCACGGTCCTCGGTGAACTCCTCCTCGGAGTCGAGGATGGCAACGGCCTCAGCGTGCGCGTCGGTGGCAAGCTCGGTGACCTGGTCGTCGGTCAGCTCGGAGAAGTCGGTCTCGGCGGCCGGAGCGGTGGGCTCGACGGCGGCCGGGACCTCGGGGGTGTTCTCTGCGGGGGTCTGCGTGGTCTCGTCCACGACCGCCCCTCCTCTCGTGCGAGTTGGGATGTGCGGTCAGGCCGGACCACGCCAGACACCTGATCAAGGCTCTTCAGTTAGGGCGGCCGGACCACGTCCCGGCGCCGCCTTCGATTCGATGGTATCCCCGGTCCGGGGCCACCGTTTCGTCACTGCTTCTTCGGGACCTGCTTGATGACCGTGCCAGGGGCGCCGGCCGCGCGGAGAACGCGGGCCTGGTTCATGTCGGTGGTGGTCTGTGAGGTGCCGTCCGGGTAGACGACCTGGTACTCGACGTTCGCGCGGGACTTCCCGCCGCAGGCGCATGCCATGGTCAGTTCCTTTCCAGCTGGAGTCGGGCGCGGGCGCGGCGGCGGGCCGACTCACGCCCGGGCCGGGCGGTGTCCTCGGCGGCCTGGTCCTCGGCCCGCTCGGACTCGGGCTGCTCGTCGAACCGTGCCGAGGCGACAAGCGACAGCTGCTCCCCGCCTGCCGTCACCGACACCCGCGCCCGAGGTACCGGGAAGCCCGGCACGTTCACCGCCAGGGCGGCCACCAGCTCCAGGTTCCCGCCGATCCGCCGCCAGTCCCCCGACAGCGGAGAGCGGCGCAGCGCCTCCACCTGCTCGGTGGTGGCCTCCGGCACGATCGCGCCGGCCACCCAAATGCCGTGCTGATCCTCCCCGGCGGCGACGACGGCCACCGTGGTGCCAGTGTGGTCGTAGTGCTCGGCGGCAGCGCGGAATCCGGCGTCGGGGGTGGCGTGGCCGGTGCCGACGGTGAGGTGTCCGACGGGCACGTCGATGCCCTCGGCGGTCTGAGTGCTGCCGGTGGTGAAGTAGGCGTAGTTCGCCATGCTGCACGGCGGGGTGACGCAGCCGGGCAGGCCGACATGGCACGAGTCCCAGAGCGCGCAGTGCCCCCAGACCTGGCCGTCGGCCGTGATGGTCAGCGGCGTCGGCCCGGGCAGGCCCGGGTCGTCGAACCAGGCGAGCGGCGGCAGCTGCTGCGCGCACGCCGTCACCGCACCCCGGCACTGCCCGGAGGCGCAGCCCTGCTCGGCGGCCAGCTCCCCGCCCTCGCACCGAGCGCAGGACGAGCAGGCCCCGGACACCATCGCGGCCTCGGCGCTCTGCTCGGTGTCCCACGGGGCGACACCGAGGTCGGCACAGTCGTAGATGCCCGAGACGACGGACCGCATCCGGTCCTGCTCCTCCTGCGACGCGCTGACACCACCACGGGCACCCTGAAGGACGGCGGCCACCGCGAACACGCCGCGCGGGATCAGCGTCAGCTCGCCGTCCACGATGTCGGCCATGCCCAGGCCGTACGCGCTGCGGGTCTCGGGGTTGGCGTCGTCGTTCCGCCACAGGAACGCCCTGCCATACCTGGACCAGTCGGGGTTGTCGCCGTCCAGGCCGGCCCACTCCGCCACGCGCTGCGCCGCCGCCGCGCCGTCCCACGCCGCATCGCGGTCGGCCACGGGCAGATCGCACCAGCCCTCAGACCGCACCGCGGCCACCACCGCGTGGGGCTCGCCCAGCACCTGGTCGTCGAGGCTGATCCCCAGCCCGGCGAACGCGGGCACCGACACGAGGGTGGCTCCAGCGATCTCGTACCGGGTGAACACCACGATGCCCGAGTAGTCGTCGAGCATGTCGTAGTCCACCGCCCCGGGGTCCACGCTCGGACCGACGACCCCGTTCGCGAGCATGGCGCGGACCTCGGCGACCTCCGGCGTGGTGGCCTCATCGAGGAGCACACCGGTGGCTCGGACCTCCCCGGCCATGTAGTCGAAGTCGATGCTGTCGATCCGGCCGACCACCACGCTGGAGAGGTGGCCGTCGTTGGACATGCGCTGCCACGACAACGGCAGCGGCAGGGCCCGGTGGGAGACGCCGCTCGGCGCGATGATCCGGCCGTCCCCGGTGGGGACGCCGAGGCGGGCAATCGTGCCCGACCACCTGTCTGCCATGGTCCCCTCCTCAGGGGTTCTGCCGGTCGGCCCGGCTCGTCGGGGGCTCGCTGCTCCGCTCGACCGTGAAGGAGCAGCGGCACTGGATCGTCAGATGCGGCGGCCCGAGCGGGTCACCCGGGTACGCGAGCGGCACGCCACCGACCATGAACGGCTGGTCGAGGGGAACCTGCTGCCCGTCGGCCTCGCGGTGCTCCGGCCGGGTCCGCGTGTCCTCCGTCGCCAGCCACGTCTTCACGTACAAAGCCCCGGTCCGGACCTGCTCGGCCAGGCCGGCCGCGAACTGCCCGGCATTCACCGCGCGCTGCGCCTCCGTACGCGCGACCAGCGTCGCCCGGTTCGTCCAGAACTCGGTACTTGTCGACTCCAGCACGGCCTGCACCCGGGCGGCGATGTCCGGGATCGCCTCGCCCCCGTTCAAGCCGTCAGAGATGGTGGCGGCGATCAGCCGGTACACGCTGTCCGGCGTACGCACCATGAGGTTGAGAGAGTCGGTCAGGTACTGCTGGGTGTTGGCGGCCGTGTCGAAGTAGTCCGGGGGCTGCTGGCCGGTGACCAGGGCCCATCCCGCGCGGAGTGTGCGGAGCAGCGGCGGGCGGACGCTGGTGGCGAGGAGGTCTTCCCACAGCTGCTGCTGAGCCAGGACCAGGGACGCGTCGGGGAGTTGCCCGGCCTGCCGGAACGGCGCCATCACCGGGCCCAGGACCCGGCTGGTCCAGCCGCGGGCGACGGCCAGCCACCCGGCGCGAATGTCCTGCTCGCCCTGGTCGACCGCGCCACGGGTCCGGCGCCGCACCGGCTCCCACGGGTCAGCCATGGTCAGCCATCCACGCCGCGAGCAGGACCCGGTCGTGCACAGCGCCGGACTCCAACAGCCCAGCCACGTACCGGCCGAGCTGGTGTGCATCAGCGAGGTCGCCGCAGAACTCGAAAGCGCCGTCAAGCAGCGACGGGACCCGATCCGGTTCGATCGCGACCTGCGTGTGGATCTCGTGCTTCGGAGTGTCCGCGTACCGGCCCCGCATGCTGTGACTGTTCAGCAGGCGGCCGCCGGCCTTGGCGAGTGCGTGGAGGACGGCGATGTCCGCGGCGAGCAGCTCGATGGGCTGCTGCGCGCCGGAGGCGGTGACCGCGGCCGGCTGTTCGGCCGGGGCCTCGACGGCGGGCTGCGCCGCCTGCACCTGCACCGGGGCCAGGCCCAGGATCTCGGCGAGCACCGGATCCTCGAGCAGGGTCGGAGCGCCCGTCACCAGCCGCTCCGCCAGGCGCCGCTTCGCCTCGTCGTCGGTGGGCTGCTCGTCGTCCGTGATCCCGGCGGCCAGGCGGATTGCCTCGGCGGAGATCAGGCCGAGGTCGTACAGGCGCAGCAGGTCATCGAGCCGGTCCGGCTGCACCACCAGGTCGGTCGGGTCGAACGCGAGCATGAACGATCCCGGGTCCGGGACGCCTGCTGCTTCGAGGGCGGGCAGGAGATACGCCTGGGTGAGAGCGTCGGCGATCTGGTCCAGCAGCGGTGCCAGGTGCGTCCGGTAGGTCTCCTCCTTGACGATGAACGCATTCCAGTGCGTCGAGTCGCCGAGGCCCTTCAAGATCTCCGGGGGGAGATCCATGCCGGTCGCGAACCGGCCGATGGCCTTCTCCCGCAGGTCCAGGATTTCGGAGGACAGTGGGGACTCGAAGCTGATGACGCCGAGGCGGTCCACGAACTCGTCGGGGACCTCGAACATGATCGGGACCTGAGCGGCCGCTGACCCGGGTTCACGGATGGACGCGGACATGGCGCGGGCGATCATCTGCATGAAGCCCTCAAGGCCGGGCGGGTCGTCGTCGCCCCTGGGGAAGTCGATCCCGGCCGGGAGCGGCAGCAGGCCCGCGCTGGCCAAGCGGCTGTCGAGGCGGGCGGCGATGTTCTGCGACGACCGTTCGATCTCCCGCAGCGTCGGCAGGAGCGCCCGTACCGGCGAGTCAGCGGCCCGGTGAAGCCTCGGATGCCGAGTCCAGATCCGGATCAGCAGATCGTCCGCCGTGAGCTTGACGTCCTTCCCTGTCTCCGGGTCGCAGTACTCAACCCCACCCACGCCGCCCTTGATCTCCGAGGTGGACAGCACCAGCCACCGGTCCGGTGCGCCCTGGTCCCCGGAGCGCACCAGGAGGAACACTTCCCCGGGAACCGACAGGTTGATGGCGATGGTCTTCTGCGCCTGGGCGCGCTGCACCGGGCCACCGAGGATGCTCTCCGTGATCTCCTGGACCCGCGCGTTCTCGGTCGGCCCGGCTGGGCGGCCGGTGTCCGGGTCGACGTCGGCCGCGTACAGGGTCGCCATGGAGACGGCGTTGCCGACCCAGTTGGTGGCGTAGCGGAGTTCGCCGTTGATGTCGTACTGGCGCCAGGCCTCTTCCTGCCACCCGGTGTCGCCTGCGATGAATGTCTTCCAGGTCTGGCCGCCGCCCATGTCGAAGCGGGCCGCGGAGGCGACGAGGGACCGGCCGGCCTTCGGTGGCGGTGCGGGCTTGGGCTTCTTGCGGAGGGATGGGGCCACTACTCGCCTCCGAACTGGGAGAGCCACCCGGCTACGTACGAGGCGCTCAGGGCGATGGCCGGGACCTGGAACCACGCGGTGTCACCGGCCCAGTAGGCGGCGGGGGCGACGGCTGCGCTGATCCACACCGAGGTGCACCAGGAGCAGGTGACGAGGTAGGAGAGCGGGTGGTCGACGCCCAGGCGCCGGATCAGCGCGCCACGGGGCCCGGCCAGCACTTGGTCTTCGGTGGCGAGCCTGGTGAGGCGTGCGACCGAGAGGGCGGCGAGGAGCAGCGTCGTGAAGCCGATCACGGTTCTATCGTAGGGCGCTTGTTGACAACACGTCTCACAAGCGGCTCGGGGTGGCCCCGCTACCCTCCCGCCATGGATACGACCACCATCAGCATCCAACTCCCGCAGCAGCTCACCCAGGACATCGCGCAGGCAGCTTCCGCAGTCAGCCTGAGCGTGGATGAGTACGTCACCCGCGTCCTCGCAGCCGACGTCACGGCAGCCAACGGGAGTCAGGAGATGCGCGAGGCCCGGGCTGCCGCCCTGGCGCGCGTCGAGTACCTGCGCTGGATGGCGCCAATCCCCGCCCCGGTCCCTCCAACGGCAGGCGAGACGCTGCCAAGGGCGGTTTCCTCGCCGTCAAGAACCCGCACGGTCGACATCTACCTCGAAGGCCTCGTCGACTTCATCGACGTCCACGGCCGGGAACCCGATCCGCGGAGCCTCGCCGAGTTCCTGTATGACCGCGGCGTCAGCGGCCGTCGCCCTGGCCATCCGGTGAGCGTGGCTACCCTGCGCCGCTACTGGCCCGAACTGCGGCAGCGGTACAGCACGCGCTACGAATGATCAGCGCAGAGCCCCGAGAGTGTGAGGCAGGGCAACCTTGGCCTTCATGCTTCTGGGTGGATCCCGGTGCAGCACCAGGTACCGCATCGCGTCCATCCCGTGGTCGTCCTCCTTCACTGGGGCTTCCTTCGGCGGCTTGCCGGGCTTGACATCCCATACGTAGCCGAAGACCTCCTCCAGCGTGGACGTCGGCTTCTTCGCCTCCTCCAGCGCAGCGTCCCGGCGCACCAGGGCGCCGCGCATGAGGAACATCCTCGGCTTGCCGTCCGGCTGCGTCTTCAGACGGGCCTGCACGGCCTGGATACCCACGCTGACGGCCTTCGGGGCGGGCCGGGTCGGCATCCCGAGGTGCCTCTCCAGGGTGGCCCGGTCCTCGGCGTCGTGGTCGCAGATGATCGCCTTGGGCATCGGCCCGTCGCCGACCAGCTCGAGGATGTCCTTCGCGTGATCCTCGACCAGGCGGCGCGTCCGGTAGATCTCCCGCACCAGGAACAGCCGGCCGTCCGGGTCCTCGGCCCACTCCTGCCACACGAAGGGGTTCGTGAAGCCGAAGTCGACGCTCCACCACCTGGTCCAGTCCTCGGGTACAGGGAACCGGTCGACCAGGTGGGCGGCCTCGTCGAACTCCTCGTAGATCAGGCCTTCAGCCGCGGCCCAGATCCCGTCCCGCAGGCGCGATTTTCGAACGCCGGTGAGAGCGTCGAGCTTGGCCAGGTAGTCCCGGCCGGCCTTGGTAGGGGTTCCATCGGCGTTGATGTAAGCGGGGTTGTCGCGGTGGCGGGATGTCAGCATGCGCATGGGGCCGGTATCGGCGCGCTGCTTCAGCCAGTGGGTGGGCTGCGCCGGGTTGCACGCGGCGATCTGCTGCTGCCAGGACAGGACGCCGTGGCGCAGCCGGGTGCCGATCGTCTCCCAGTCGGTGATGGTCAGCTCGGTGGCCTCGTCGGCGAAGACGAGGTCGTACTCCGCGCTGAGGACTTTCTCTGGCTTGTCCATCCCACCGACCACGATCACGGAGCCGTTGTCGTACCGGTAGCACGGCGCCTCGCGCGGGGAGCCGCCGAACCACTTCACGATGCCCGCGGCCATGGCGGCCTTGGCGACCTTCTCCTCATACGTGACCAGGGTGGTCGAGCCGAGAGACACTGCGGTCTTGCGGACGATCAGGCACCGGACCCCAGGGTTGTGCAGCGCAGCCAGGTGCAGCCGGAACAGGCATGCCAGGGACTTGCCCGTGCCGGCCGCGCCGGTGATGGCCACCTCGGCGCAGCGCGTCTTGAACAGCTCCCGTGCTGCGCCGCGCGGCTCGTACCGGACGACGGTCGCTTCAGTCACGTCAGGTCCTCGGGCGCCACGCCGACGATCTCGTACTTCACGCCGCCAGACAGGTCGAGTTTCTGCGCCGAGTCCAGGCCGATGAGCTTACGGTACGACTCGCGGATTGCCCGGAGCTCGCGAAGCGCGGCGAGCTTCGGCCCGTCGTCGAGGACAGGCTGGCCGTCATCGCCGACCACGACCCGGCCGTTGGAGACGGTGATGTGGTCGCGGTCGAGGACTGCGAGGGCCTCGTCGTACAGGGCGTCAAGGCGGGCAGCTTCGGTCTCGATGAGTTCCTCGCCGGGCTTTGCGCGGGCGGCTCGCATGGCGCGGGCCACGGCGTCGTGGGCTGCGCCGCGTGAGGCGTAGCCGAGTGCGGCGGCGATCTCGGTGTAGGTCTTGCCGTCGGTGCGCATGCGGGCGGCTTGGCCGTCGCGGATGGCGGTGTCGATGCTGGGGCCGAAGCGTCCGTTTCCGCCGTGCGGGCGGTCGAGGTACGCCCGTGGGCGCTCGCTGTCCGTCATGGCTGCTCCCTGGTCTCTTGGTCATCTCCAGGGTATGGCGGGCGGTGACGACGCGTAGAGACGCTGCAGGGCCCCCGCCTGAGCGAGGGCCCTGCTGCTGCGCACACACACCTCGGACCGATCGGGACTCGGCTGTCCTCCGAACCACCTCTACCAGTGTGGCACGGCCCGGCGGCACCCGTTTTGGGCTCAGATGCCGGGCGCCCACTCGGGCCGGTAGTCGGGGTGCTCTCGGTACGGCCGGGCCATCTCCCAAAGCGTCTGCTTGGCGAAGTGCACCAGCATCGGCGACGCGGCGAGCAGGGCCTCCTCGCACCGCACCAGCGTCCGCCGCTTGGCGTCGACCTCGGCCAGCACCCGCTCCGGATCGTGCTCGGCAATGTGCGTCAGCTGCCCCTCGGACGGCCAGCCCTCGTCATACACGACCGGTTCCCCCGTCGAGTCGAAGATTGCCACGGTCTCCCCCGGGTACTCCGGCCGCAGCCAGTCGACGCCGCCCGCCGCGCGCGCGGTCTGCTCGTCTTCGTCGAGGCGGGCCCGCAGGAACGCCACCAGATCCTCGGTCATGTCGTCATCCTCTCAGGCGCGGTAGCGCTGGCGGTCGGTCCAGGCCTGGCCGCGTCGGTCGGCCTTGGTGGCGCCGCTGCGGCGGTGGCTTGCGCTGCGACGCTGTGATGCCTCCGTGGCCTTCCGGGTGGCGCGGGCGCTGGCCGACTCCCGGCCGGCGTACTTCTCGGGGTCGTTGCTGCCGAACAGCCAACCAAGCATGATGATCTCCTGTCTCGTTCGCGGGATGGACCCGGGGCGGCCGACTGGTCTTGGCGGACGACGGCCGCCCCGGGGGCTTTGAGCCCCTCCCCCGATGCGGGGTAGGGCGGGTAGGTAGGTAGGTCTACGCAGGTCAAGCGGCTGAACTACCGGCGTTCTCGACGAGGGCCAGGTGCGGGGGAGTGGCCGCGTCCTCTCCCCCGGTCAGCGGCGGCAGGTCGTCGCGGTGGATGCCGGGCCGGTTTGCTCGGCCGATCTTGAGCTGGTCGCGGACGGGGATGCCGAGCCGCTCGACGGTGAGGCGGACGGCGGCGGTGCGCAGTCCGGCGGGGATGTTGCCGCGCTGCACCAGGGCGTCGCGCAGCTCGGTGAGGTGCACCCCGTTGCTGTCGCCGATGAGGCCGCGGACCACGCCGAGGAGGTAGGTGCGCTGCTCGTCGAGGGGCGCGGCCGGGGCCTGCTCCTCCGGCTCTTCCGGCTCCTCCAGCTCCTGGTCTTCGCCGTCCTCCAGCTCGGCCTCGGCGACCGCTGCCGACCGCCACGCCGCACGCAGCCAGCCTGCGGCGGCGAGCGCCGCAGTGGCGTGCTGGTGGTCGACGATCTGCCACGATGCCCAGCCGCAGAAGCCCAGCCACACGGTGCGGCCGCAGCAGGCGCGCCACCCCTCCCCTGCGGCCGGCCACGACAGGATCCGCCAGGCGAGGGCGGCGGAGCCGTCGCCGATGCG